GAGAAGCTACCAGCCGACAAGATGGGTTATAAAGAACTGGCAGCTGTTCCCCCGGAGGTACTGGCATTAGCTGAAACTAAAAGCAGTTAGCATATGAAGATCGTAAACACAAAGACCGGAGTCGTTTCAACTATCGATCCGGAACAATGGGCTGAGATACAAAGACGGCCCGGCCTATTAAAAGCCTTTAAGGTATTAGAAGTTCCAGTTCCCCCGGAGGCGCTGGCGATTCTTAAAAAGAAGGCACAAAAAGAACAAACAACTCTCACAAAGGAGTAATTTAGAAAAAATAACTACTTTCGTATCATGGATTACAAAAAAATCTTTATGGGGCTGTTGTCCACAGCATTAAAACTGGACGAGGGTCAGATCGCCGAACTGATTGACGAAACCGGCGAAGATGTTAACGAGGATTCTATTCTCGCAAAGGTACTGGCAGTAGACACCGCCCGAGTGAATAAGCTGGCGCCTAAAAAAGGAATGACTTATCAGGATGGTTATAGCAAGGCGTTGGCCGAAACTATGACTAAGTTTGAAAAGGAACTCCGCGAGACATATGGTCTAACCTCTGAGACAAAAGGGCTTGACTTAGTAGCAGAAATACTGAGCCAGCAAACAACCGATACCCCAGCGACAGAAGACGCCGTTAAGAAACACCCTGCATACATCAATATGCAAAGGGAGTTTAAAAGACAGCTGGACGCGGCGAAGGCAGAGGGAACCAGTGCTGTAGAGGCAGTGAAAACCCAGTTCGCCAAAGAGAAAGCAGGCGTAGTAATTCGCGATAGGGGTCTCAAACACTTAAGCGGCCTTAATCCAAACTTACCGGAGGATAAGGAGATCGCAGAATTCCAGCTTGCGGCATTCTTTGACGCCATTCACAAGGCATACGATTTTGACCTACAAGGCGAGGACATTATCGTAAATACCAAAGAGGGCCAAGTCGCTACAGATGCTCACGGGCACAATGTCGAGTATAACGATGTTATAGCCGACTACGGCCTGAAGTTCTTCGGAGCAAAGAAGAACAACGGCGGTAATGCACCGGGCAATAAGAACGACAGCAGGCAGTCTGCACCCCCAAAGAAAGGCTACCCAGCCGGCGTACAGCGTCCTACGACATTCGATGCAGCAGTAGCAATGTCAAGAGACCCTAAATTTACCCTCGATGAAAGGAGGGCAATACTCGACCAGTGGGAAGCGGACAACCCGGGAAAATAACCCCTTTAAAGCAATTTTTTTACCCATTTAAACTAAACCAAAATGTCTTTAACAGCTTCAGTTTTAGCTAAAATATCCCTGAAAGTCGAGGAAATGTGGAAGGATTCACGGTTCATGCAGGAGTTCAAAACCTATGCAGTAACCGCGCAAACGATCCTTTCCAAACAAACCGCGACTTTCTTCGCACCTCTTCAGGAGAAAGACAAGGACCGCCAGCTCCGCGTTACATGGGTTAATACCTGTGACCTCGAAACACAGGACGTGACCAACGACTGTACTATCGAGGGTACATTACCGTCCACCAGCTCTCAGGACTACGCCCTGAATATGAAACGCGAAATTACTTTCGCTGTGGACGAAGAGGATTTCCGTACCAATGAGTACACTCAGGAGGAAGTAGTAGCGCGTCGTATGGCTACCGCTCTGAAAGCGATGGATGAGTATATCAATACCCAGTCTCTCGTGTTCCTGAATACCTTCGCTGGCGTTAACGTGGCTGAGGGTGATTACGAATACAATGCAGTAGATAAAACTACTGAGGTTCCGGCTGCTAAGTATGCAGGCGTAGACCTGTTCCTCGACATGACGCTCATGGCTGACCTGAATGAGATCAGCGGTGCGTATCTGATCGATGACGGTAGCCTGTGGAAGGCTTACAAAAATGCTGACATCGACCGTACCAATGCGGACGGTTCCGGTGATGGCAAACGCTCCGATTTGCTCCCTATTGACTTTGACTTCAGAGGGTTTAAGAAAGCGAATCTGACCGTTGATACCTTCATGATCAGCCCGGGTGCTGTCGCTCTGGCGTCTCGTACTCGTAACCCTGATGCACCTACACTGGTTCCGGGAGATGTACAGCAGACTCGCTATACTATCTCTTCTCCAACCTTGCCGGGCATCAAATACGATGTGTTCTACAAACTGACTTGTACAGTCGATGAGAACGACGATAGCCACATCATTCACAGCTGGAAGATTAAATTCACTGGTGGTATGTGGTTAAACCCAACCGGTTGCCCTGTCACAGTGAACGGCACTACCAGCAACCCAACCGGCGTACTCTCCTTTACCAAGGTAGTAGCCACAAGCTGAGGATTATAACTTTGCCATATCTTGACACATGTTGAACCCGGACGTTTCTACGCCCGGGTTTTTCATTTAAAATAATTCCCTATATTTGTTCTACGTCTCCGGGTTTAGATCACTCATGCAGGCGGAACGAAACTACCCGACAAGGAAATCGTTAAAAGGACTCACGGAACATTCCCGTGAGTTTCTTTTTTTTACATACATTTGTATCCTACAACGAACTATCAGCCACCTAGTTGCTCATGTGCTCCCTCGCTTGTCTAAGCGGGGGTTTTTATTTTAATAAAGTTTTGGAATTGTTGGGATTATTACTATATTTGACCTGATAATAAAACAATGGATAGCTAGAGATAGTTAGACATGTTGGCGAAGTGATAACGGCCCGGGGTTTATACTCCGGGCTTTTTTATAAAATACCGGAAAAATCCCCTGTCTGATTGTTATATCTCTCCTTTATCTTTACTCAAAATATAAAACTATGGGTAAGTACACATCCCGCGACCTCGTAGAATTTGCCGAGTTCGTGATGAAACAAAGACAAAGTGGGGTAGTCAATCAGACCAATGCACAAAATGTGACCCACGCTGATTTCGAGAACGCCTACGCTGCCGGAATCATTGAAATGGAAACATCAGAAGATACACCAAATACAGACCCCGACGAACAGTCATAATACAAATGTTGGGTTTAACAGGGAGGCCCGTTCTTTAAAGGACGGGCTTTTTCGTGTTTATGCTGCAATGCAAACGATCTATTAAGTTGCAAAGCAGTAAATTTGACTAAAATATTACCACATGTTAGAATGTTTAACTAATCTCGTCGGTGTTTCTACCACAAACTGTACGTGCGCATTACAGGGCGTATCTGATGCAGACAAAGAAAAATTGGCCACATCGACCATGGGTGTATTCATGGATCAGATACAGGGGGCGCCGTCTCTTAATGAGATAAAAATAGACAACGATTGCAGCACGTTCGCTCAGTGGTGCATAGATGCCCTTCCAGCGGCCGCAAATCAATTTGAGATAGATTTACTTGCAAGCATAACAGGTGCCGCCAAAATGGCTAAAAATGCCTATAAAGGGGATATAGGGCAAACAGGGTACTCAGGTAGCCTGAAGCCTAAACAGCCGGTTCAGTTCCTGAAGATCACCGGGATCGAGGATACGGACGCGGAGATGAAGGTGAACGGCGGTCGGATATTCGTTAATACGGTAGGCTCCTATGATTGGGCTATATACAAGGAATTACCCTATAGCGGATCATTCGAGTTGCTTAATGAAGGTACATTCACTGCAACCCGTACCGGTGCAAACGCTGTAAACTTCGGCCTTACTGGCTCTCTGCCACTGGCTCAGGATGGCGTTCCGCTGGTGTATTACTTTGCATGGCAACGTACAGGATCAGCAGCTCCTTACGATAACGATGTCGATTGCGGGTGCTCATCCGGACCCGGGTACGGTCAGTATATAATCGTACAGGGAGGCGAGGCCGTTGACTTTTCCAGTATGCCAGCTATCGTACAGACAGACAGGCGCAGCCATGGGATACAGCTAAACGTCCTGATTTCCTGTAAGGCTTCCAATGTGATCTGCAAGAACATGGAGAGCAACGAGGCTATTAAGGCTGTAATTGCCAACATGATCGCGTTTAAGGCTAACATGATCGTGATTCAGAAGATTTTGGATACCAACTCCGTGAACAGGTATACCATGATGAGCAGAGACGCGCAGTATGGTAAGCTATCCCAATTCAAGGCTGAGTACTCCGGAAGGATGCAACACCTTATCCTCGTGTTTGATACCACTCTGTCAGATTGCTACGAATGTAAACCGGCTCAGGTATGGAAGGGTACAATATTCAGCTGATACCTATTACTCCTTATTATATTCCTTATTATATATACACATTATGCCAGACTTAAACGATCTTATTCACCGCCTCGAGAACTTTAAGGAGGATATTACCCGGTCTCTCCCGGATATTGCGACATCAATCTCCCTGACCGCAAAGGCGATAGCGGAGCGCACTATTAAGGATCACGGGTTCGGTATGCTGTATTCTACAAAGGCAATTCCTACCATCTGGCTCAGGCAGAACATACTAAACGGGCAGGGGGCCAGCTTTCTGGATCGTATTGATCAAGAATACGATGAATTGGGGCTTGATGGCGAGGCGTCATGGAAGGCGTTCAGGGATGCGCAAGGGCTGCAAACTGGGTTTGTAGACTTGACGTACTCCGGTGAAATGTGGTCCGGAATGCAACCAATGGACCCGAAGGAACACGGCGAGAACTGGATAGCGCCGCTTGGTAACATCAATCGGGATGGGCAGGACAAAATGAACTACAACGCTGAACGGTACGGCGATTTCATTGGGAAGGCTCTGGAAGAGGGGGAGAATATGGCAGTGTTAAAACAGGTAGGGCAAGAGGAAGTATCAAGAATTTTACAACGTAACAACATCTAACCATGATCAAAGAACTATGTACAATTTTGCGAGACCGCCTACATACGGCGGACTTGCCATTTATAGAGGTTTACGGCGGACTGGCTCAGAAGCTCGAATATAAAGAGAACGACCAGAACAACAACCCGATTACAAAACGGATGCCGGTATCATATGATGTGATAGACGCCGCCCCATGTAAGGGTAAGGAATACCCGGTCATTCCAGACAATAGCCGGAGAGGTTTGTGTTATTTCGAGGATGGCGGTGTTAGCTATATAGAGCGCAAAAGGAACATGTTACGCTTCCGGGCGATGGTTACCCTTGTAGTGTGGACGAACCGCGCTAAATGGGCCGGTAATACATACGCTGAGGTATCAGCTGCATGCATGGCATCAGTGATCGACAGGGTATCAAACGCCAACCCGGTAAACACGGAGATATTTAAAACGCTGGTTGTGACTCCGGGCAGGGTAGCGCCGCAAGATTCTGCCATCTTTGCAAAGTGGACTTACGACGAGACGGTAACACAGTTCCTCCGCCCGCCGTTCGAATTCTTTAGCATTACCTTTACCTGTGATTTCTATATCTCTAACGACTGCATAAGTCAATTAACCAAGCTAGACCCGATATGTCAATGATAACAACAGCCGTATTAATCGGCCTATTCGCCGCCGTGTACCGTGGCATACTGTCTAAAGAGCCAGTTCTAAGCTGGTGGTTTGCCTTCGGTGCTCGCTGGGAGTCTAAGATATGGCATAAGCCTATTTGGGGTTGTGAGAAGTGCATAGCCGGGCAATTATGCTTATGGACGTATATTGCAAATGCCGTGGGTAAATACCACCGGTTTTCTGTTGTTATATGGAACATTGTACCACAGATAAAGGAATTTACCCCTAATTTGTTCGGTGCAGGTATCTTTATTGCGACAGGTATACTTTCAGCTTTCGTAATTTCGTTCCTGATCACTTACATAAAAAACAACTAACAACATGAGTGCAGTACATTTAAAACGTATCAACTTTGAGACTGAAACCCAGTTCACAACACGAACAGGGAACACGTATTTCGTCGAGCTGGGCATGAATAGCGAACGCCTTGCAATGTGGCAACGCCTCGAGGTAGAGGCCGGGCTATCTGTTACCTACAAAACATTGTTTGACGGGTTAGGCAATATCAGGGAGGCATTAAACACGTTTCAGGCGGTGCCTGCATGTGTTATAGTTGACAACCTGCAAAGAGGTATTGCAAAGCTGGAAGATAAACACCACTCGCTTTTAAGGATGTGCGCTTTGATTATAAACCACAGTGACGAAGACAGGACTACTATAACGGAAGATATGATCACCCGCAAAATAGAGGACTGGAAGGAATTCGACACGAGGGATTTTTTTACTTTAGCGCTGAACAAGATAAACGGCTTTATAGACGATTATCTCAACGTTTCCCGCATCATTTCAGCGCAAGACAAGAAAGCGGGCCAAAACTTAAAAGAAGAAGTACAACGAAACTTCAAGGCGAAAAAGTTAATGAAACCATTGCCCAACGAGCCGAAGCCGTCCGAAAACGCTGGATAAAATTATGGTGGGCAATGGCGGACGGAGATACGGCAGCGTATGAGCGGTTAAAGAAGCTGGATATGTTCGAATTTTACGAGGTGTTTGATCTGTGGATGGAAGAGAATAAAAAGAAACAAGAACAAATTAAAACCAAAAAAAATGCCGGGAAGTGAAGATTATGTAGTAAATCTAGGGGTGAACGCCTCGCAGCTACAGCAGCAGGTCGGATTATCCATAGACCAAATAAGAACATTGCAGGGCGCCGCTACACAGAGTAGCGCGGCCCTGCAAAACTCTTTTACGCAAGGCGGGCAGGCTGCACAACAGTTTGACCAGAACATCCGTAACACCACCGTTCTTTTGACACAGTTAAGAGAGCAGGGGAAGACACTGGGTACTGAGATTGCGGCCGGGTTAAAGGGTACGGGCCTAACTGATGGCATGAAGCAAAAGTTAACGGAGCTAAAATCACAGTTAGCGAGCTTCAGCAAGGATAATGCTAAAATCACTCTGAACTTAGACGGTGCAGCATTGCAGCGATTCGAGACTCAGATAGGGCAGGCAAAAAATGAATTTCAGGAGCTGGGAACTGTTGTGCAGTTCGCCCGTGAGCGCCTGAATAATCTAGCTCCCGACTCGACGGAGTTCCAGCAATTAAATCAGCAGGTAGAATTGGCGAGCGGGTTTTTAGAGGGGTTGGGCAATGCCGCTGATATTGTTAACCAGAGGATAGTGCCGCTGAAGACACAGTTACGCCAATTGCGAGAGGCAATGGCACAGATGGAGATGGCGGGTCAGGCAGATACAGCCGAATTTAGAGCAATGGCGCAGCAGGCAGGAGCTTTACAGGATCAGATCGGGGATACTCAGTCACAAATACGCGCCCTTGCTTCCGACACTAAAAATTTAGATGCTGGCGTCGCAGCAGTTCAGGGCCTTGCTGGTGGATTCGCCGCCGCTCAGGGGGCCGTGGCTTTATTCGGATCAGAAAATGAAGAACTGAATAAGGTACTCGTGAAGGTTAACGGAGCGATGGCGGTATTGCAGGGGATACAAGCATTAGCCAATACACTAAACAAGGATAGCGCATTGATGGTGGTATTACGCGCCAACGCGGAACGCGCCGCTACGGCTTCAAGTACCGCACTTGCAACCAGTACCACGGCTGAGGCAGCGGCAACCGCCGAGGCAACCGTAGCAACTAACGGGTTGACAGCTGCATTACTGGCTAATCCTATTACCGCTGTAGCTGTAGCTATTGCTGCTATTGTTGCTGCGCTGTTGATATGGGGCGGATCAGCTAACGAAACGGAGGAAGATTTGAAGAGCTTAAACGATGAGATAGAGCGGCAAAACTACCTGATCTCTCTCAACGATGACGCGCTTAAACGTGCAGGTGATATACAGACCGCATATGCCAAATTGGCCGGCAAGAGTGAGAAGGAGATCGCAGACATCGAAAAGGAAACTTTGCAGGGCCGTATAGACCAGAGGGAGGCGTTTATCAAACAGAACCAAGCCAAATTGGATGAGATGAACGTCACCAATAAGAAGGATGCAGAAGAGTATGCAAAGATACAGGACGGTATCACGAAAGCAGAGAGTGAAGTGTTAGACCTCCGTACTGAGATACAGGTAAAGGGTATCGACGCACAGACGGCCGACAATAAAAAGCGTAAAGAGTTGGCAGATAAAGCACTCGCAGAAGCTAAGAAAAACGCGGAGGAACAAAAGAAGATAGCAGACCAGCTCTTAAAATTCACTCAGTCAGCGGCGGTGTCTCGTGTTGCAGCTCTCGAAGACGGCGTAGCAAAGGAACGCCGGGCGATCATACTGGACTATCAGAATAAGATCGAACAGGTGCAGAATGAAAAGGCTCTCAGTAAAGATGCCGAAACAGCACAGACCGCGTTAGTAGAAGCTCTCACCAATGAGCGTAATAAGAAGCTAACGGACCTCAATAAGAAGACAGCAGCGGATAGGCTGCAATTGCAGTTCCAAGCTAACCAGCAACTCGCAGACGCTCAAAAGGATGGTGCTGCAAAGGACTTAGCATTGCTCGAGGCAGACTACGCGGAGAAAAAGAACGCGATTGAGACCACGTACAAGGACGAGGAAAGTTTACGTATACAGTTGCTTACCGCATTGGAGACAAAGACTGAAGCGGAACGTAAGAAAATAGCACTGAAGGGTAAACAGGACCAGATAGAGGAAGCGCAGAATAAGGAACTCGCGTTAATAGATGTAGCCAGTGCTTATTCGGTAGACAATAAGAAGGCCGAAGAGAAAAAACAAATAGCAGTCCTCGAGGTTAAAGTGAAGTACGCGCAGAAGGCATTGGACGCACTGGTAGCTTCAGGAGCGGACGAAAATTCTGTTCAAGTATTACAGGCAAAGGCAACAGTAGCCAACCTACAGAAGGAGCTTAAAACAGCAGTAGACGGACAAAAAGGGCAAGGCGTTACGCTGTTAGACTTGTTGGGAATATCCGACAACCTAACAGATGACCAAATCTCAGCAATAACAAAGGCGGCGGGTCAGGCTGTGGACGCGCTTAAGTCTATCACGGCATCGGTAGTAGACCTGTATGATCAGCAAATTGATAAGCAAAAGGAAAAGATCAAAGCGACAGACGATGAGATCAGCGACTTAGAGGATCAATTAGACGAGGAAAAAGATTTACAGGAGAAAGGGTATGCTAATAACGTCGCTACGATAGAAAAGGAGCTTGCTGCTAAACAGGCGGAGAAGGACGAACAGGTAAAGCAAGAGCAAGACCTTATCAAAAAGCGCAACGCTATGAAGAAAGCGCAGATACTCATAGACACAGCCACACAGGCAAGTAACCTGATTACGGCATCTACTGAGATATTTAGTTCTCTGGCGTCTATTCCTTTCGTTGGGGTTCCTCTGGCTATTGCTACTATTGCTCTGATGTTGGGCGCCTTCACAGCTGCTAAGGTTTCAGCGTTCAAGGCGGTTGATTCATCCAGTACTGACAGCTTCGGCAAAGGTGGTGTGATCGATGGTAAGAGCCACAGAGATGGCGGTGTGAAATATAAATCTATGGATGGTTCCGGAAAGGTAGTGGAGCTGGAAGGAGGCGAGTTTGTGATTCGCAAGTCCAGCACTCAGAAGTATTACAACTTACTGGATGCGATGAACGAGGACAAATTAGACAGTTTGGGCCTGATGAACTTAGCACTCGCTGAATTGCTTGAAGGAACCGGGGTGCATTTATCCAGTGACTCACAGGATAGGGCCATGGGCGAAAAATTGAAGCTGGAAAAACTACAGGTAACGGTAGTAAACCAAGCGCCAGATCACGGCGAAGACATCCGCGAAACAAACCGGTTACTTCGTTCTATGATAGCAGATAGTAGGGATCGTCCGACAAGCTGGGAAGATGACAAGTATACCTACATTAAGCGGAACAATAAAACAACGCGCATACCCAAAAAACAGTTAGCTAATGACGAACAGTAACGCACAACCAAAGATATTCTACCGGTATACTATCTCCGACCAGTTGGGAGACTATACCGCCTATCCGCTTGGAGAGCTGGATTTTACAATAAACTGGGAGCGCGAAACAGATGACGGCAAGCGAGACTACAAAAGAACATTCGACGGAACTATCACTTTTACAGGTGATAGTTTTGTCCGTTTAAGCAAGTTTGAAAAGTCTATCTACCGTTGCGTCTTTCAGTCGATATTGATACAGCGCCGTTGTGTGGATAGCAACTTTAAAGAGAGCTGGGTAGACTTTTTCAGCGCCCGTATAAGCCTAAACACCGGAGACTGGGATTATGATCGCTGTCAGGTTAGTTTGAAGTTCGAGGAAGACACAACAGGGCAGTGCTTAGACGATAATAAAAGCGAGGAAATTAACCTGTTTAGCTACATCGATCAGGCGTCACGAAAGACTGTATGCTTACAGGACAGCACTGTTACGATTGAGAAAGTAAGTTATGATACCACGGTATCAAGTGGAACAAATACCTCTCCATACTGGGGAGGATCAGGCACCGCTGAAGCCGGGCAATGGGTCTATTATTACAATTCTGTTACTCAGGATACGCTGACCCTGTATGATAAAACAACTAAATGGGCACGTCAGGTGATGGTAGTTGCTTGTACCGATATGCCCCCGGGGGGTGACTGGGTTCTCGTAGAGGATACCTGTAGTACTGGTGGGTCAAAGAAGTACGCGAAGGGGATTACAAAGACTAACTGTACGTACACAACTACCGGTAATTACCTGTATCAGTGTGACATCTTAGAAGATGGCAGCACAAACACCGTGAGCTATGACAACGGGTTGCCTTTTGATCGTGTCATGAGCGCTTTCCTGAGCGCCTTTTGTAGCGCTGAAGGGCTGACACTTAAATCTGATTTCTTCCAGTGGAACCCGGACATAACTACAACAGTAAACTATGTTACTCTGTCTGCATCCAAGGTGTTACACCTGATCCTCTTCCAGAAATCAGACATCAAAAAAGGTGATGCTGATTCAAACGCGACGGTCGCTAACTGGACATTTGAGAAAGCTACAAAGGCAATTAAATACATCTTCAATGTTGATTGGCGCATCACAGGTGGTTATCTCAGGTTAGAGCATGTTGACTGGTGGAGCCGTGCAGAGGGGAAAGATGTAACAGGAGATGAGTATAAGAAATACACAGACGGTAAGAACAAGTACAACTACGAGACTCAGGAGATACCGCGTCAGGAGGTTTGGTCATTCATGGAAAGCTCTAACGGGTCAGATTTTGCCGGGCTGCCTATCGTTTATACAGACTGTACCACCAGTAAGTCAGAGATAAAAACATATGCGATCGAGGACATCACTACAGATATTTCCCTGATCGTTAAGAATAGCTCTAACAATTCAGACGTAGTAAGTAACGATGGGTTTTGTTTGGTTGCCTGTACGTATGACTCAGGTACAGGTAGGTATAGTGTAATTACCGAAGACGGGATTCTCGAATCAGCGAGCTATAACAACTCTCTGGCTATATCCCAGCTATTGCGTGACTATCATAAATACGAACGTCCAGTTCCTTCCGGGAAGATGAACGGCGTACAAACTACTTTCTTCTCTACGCTGCCAACAAAGAAAGGAGTTGATATATCTATTCCGTTTTGCTGTGGTGACACATTTAACCCGGATGACTATATAACTACGCCAATGGGGAAAGGAATCGTTTCAAAGGCGTCATTTTCATTCAAAACGGGGTTAATTACATACACCCTATTGTATCAGGCGAACGATAACCTCATCCCAAATACTTCACCGGTAGCTGGATTCGATACCGTAACACTATATACTAATACTGATGTGTATATCGACGTTACTGCAAACGACTCAGATAGTGATAACGGGGATAGTTTTAGCCGTGTAGAGATCGTAACACAGCCACTGCACGGAGTCGTTGCGGTAGTAGGGTTGCAGATATACTACCGTCCAGAGGCAAGCTACGTCGGCTCTGACTCATTTATCTACCGGGTCCATGACTCATGGGGTGCCGCGTCTAACAATGCGCTGATCTCGATAACCGTTAGAGCTACTAATACTGCGCCTGTAGCTAATGACGATTATTACACCTGCTACACAGAGGTAGGGAGCCTGAGCGTATCGGCTCCGGGTCCGTTCTCTAATGATTCGGACGATAATAGCTTTACACTACAGAGCTACGATGCAACCAGCATCCACGGCGGAACGATCACCATGTCCAGCACTGGGGCATTCACATACACTCCTGCCAGCGGATTCACTGGGTCGGACACGTTCACGTATACCATTGTGGACGATAACAGCCTGACGGATACGGCTACGGTACATATCACAGTGACCACAAACACGAACCCAGTCGCGAACCCGGATAGCTATACCACATCTGTTAATACAACTTTGGCAGCATCCAGCGCACGCGACCTGAAGGCAAACGACACAACCCCCAGCGGGTCCGGATGGACTTATACGGTAACAGCGGGTACAGTAAGTAGTACGAATGGCGGAACCGTCACGCTTTATGCGAACGGGCAGTTCCAGTACGTACCGCCTACCGGGTTTACGGGAACGGATTATTTTAACTACACCGTATCGAATGGATCAGGTACAGCTGTAGGTACTGTAACGATCACAGTTGTGCCAATGTTTTATGTAAAACTCACCACATGCTGTAGTTCTTCCGCTAACTATTACATCAATTGCTCCGGTACACCATCCATAAAAGGGAGTACCAGTATGAGAGATTACACGGTATCATTCTACAGCAACTCAGCGGGTACAACGCCGTACGACGTAACGGGTTTGGGAATCGTCGTAAATTTGAGACGGGTTATTTCTGGCAACAACTCAGACTCTGACAACAATACCGACGTTACAACCGGGTACAGTGTTTCAGGCACGAGCCAAAAGATATTAGACGATACCCCGGTATCTCGAAATTGGGTAAGTTGCGATAACTTTTATGACTACGATAAAAGTTGGTCGTACAATCTGGCATCTGGAAATTACATAATCATTTAAAAAATTATAACATGTCATTAGTTTTCGACGAGTTACCAATAGCATTCCCGTGGTATGATAAAATAGAAAAGCAGCAGAAGTACAGGGACAACCAAAAGGTAGCAAATAGCTTTAGGTTAATAACCCCGTCAGATGCGCTGCTGCCATTTGAAATACTGGTGCCGGAACCGCTTCCGGTAACTTCATGGATGATCTATGATTGTTGCGATACGCCTATTATAGATTTATCTCCTAATATTTCATTTTTCAAAGGAAGGAATACCAACAATGGAACATATATATATTATAATGGGAATAAATTGTCTGCCATAGTTGGGGGGCAGACTAATTTTTTAAAACTACTTCCGGGGGAATATTATAGTGTAATTAAAGTAGGAACAGTTTATACACGGTATAGTGAAAGATTCTACATACCTGAAAGTAGTTTTAGTGTGAATGATCCAGCCACATCTATCCCCTACCTAAAGGTGGTATTCTCAAACAGCTGCGATATTGACCCGGTTTTATATGCCGGGCCTTCCGGAGACTTCTTTACACAGGTAGTATACCTCGACACATTCATACATCAAAGTGATCCTGAATTCGAAGAGGATGGGGAAAGGGATGCAAACGACAATGTAATTCCATCATTTCAGAAAATGGTGGTTAACTATACGTTCTCCGTGGCGGTTACAGACTTTATTAAAATAGCCCTGACCTCCCTACAGATGCATAGTAGTATAACCGTAACAACGGCTAAAGGTGTGAGAATCGGTAACATAGAAGGTATAACCACGTCCGCAGCTGTTCAGGATAACGGAGTATTTACGGTGCTGGATATTAAATTCAGGCAAATAATCATGACAAAGCACGGATGTTGTGACAATATGAGCCTATCAGGAACCAATGAGCCTACAACGATCATTGTAGACGATGGCACCCCCACGGCAAATATTAAAAGCTCCTACCAAGTACCCAGCACAGCCAACAGCGCGATTATAGCTATATCAGACTGGATGCTCTGTATTGTTCCGGTAACGCCGGGCGTACGGTATTATATCAATAACTGGAACAGTTCACGCCGCGAACTGGGATTTTATGGAGCCGGGGATATATCCAGCCCGACCACTTTGGCCGTGATCTCGTCCTCTCAGGTAACCAAGATCGCCAACGATACCGGAGCCTATACCGTGGTAGCTCCTTCAGGCGCCGCTTACATGGCGTTTAATATCCGGAATGCCGGAGCTGAAGGCACTGACGTATTAACCGGGCTGGTTGTTTGGGCTACGAACCCGGATAAGCCATACCTGATAAGGGTGCAGACCTTGACCACAGATACGACCAAGATAACGGCCGGGATCACCCAAAGTATGTGGGGAACCATTCAGGCAAGCGACGCGACCTCCGGGCCATGGATTACCATACAAGCCGGGTTGACACCAGCGGAATTACTGGCGGGTGTCACGGTGTCAGGAAACTACGCATATTGGCGCGTAGGCTGCATGAATTACGACGAGTCCAACGGGTATACACCGTACCTCGCCCGCACTTCTTAAAAAACCTGTATTTTTGTCATTAGATTTTATTACCCATTTAAAAAACCTTTTACCATGGCAGTAATTTGCTTAACTGATTGTAATAGCGCCTTGCCTCCTGTAAACTTCTCATTTTGTGCTCCTACAGTGCTTTTGTCTGAGATTCGCCGGATTTTCGTCGCTCCTTTGGCGGCTGACGATTTTGCAGACTGGACCAGCGCAGCCGAATGGATCGAGCGTGTGAGCGAGAATAACAGCAGCGTTAACGCTATTCGTCCGCTGACAGTGATTGCGGACAAACCAGCGGCTTCCCCTGTGAGGGCCGCCATTTCTAACGGGCGTGACATCCCTATCCGAAAGGACCACACCGTAAACTGGACGATAGATGACGTGACGCCAGAAAACTACGAGTGGGTTTTAGCGGTTGCGGAATGTGGTGTTCAGGTGAAGATTTGGTTCGAGACTGAGGGGGGCTTCATGTACGGAGGCAACTCCGGTATCGGTCCGTGTTCTATTACTGGCGATGACATCCTGAACCGCGGACTCGACCAGTACGAGACCTTAGCCGGTACGCTCACTTGGAAGGCTAAAAACTCTCCTGAGCGTGTGGTATCTCCTATCTTCGATACCGATTTTGCGGATCAAACCAGCTGATTTTACACCCCTTTTTCTATCAACAAGAGCCAGTCAAATCTACTGGCTCTTTTTAAATTTAACACCAATGACAAGGCAAGAAATAATCGATTCAATAACCCGATGCGGCAATTTGCCATTTAATTCACTATTTGAATTAGTATCAATAGCTAATTATATAGCAGATGATATTAAGCCTGTATTGTTGTTTAAAATAAATCAATCTGGCAAACTCAATAGAACTGACTGGAAGTTGTTTGCAAATTCGGTATCGTATGTGGATGGCAGTCCTATTACTTCAGAAATAGTAAATGAATGGCTATCGAATGAATGTAAATTGACTTATGATCAATTAGTCGCTTTTATACAATATGTAGAATTTGATAATGATTGGGATAACGACGTGCCTAAATTCATGTTTGTTCCTACTGATGGCAACTTATTAAAAGCGCAAAGATTGGGTGATGTGTTAATCGGTATAAAGGATAAATATACTGGTGAATATGTATCACTTAGGAAGGAGGTTAATTTGCCATCAGGTGACGCCATTTCTGATAGCGATATTGACGGGATCATATATTTTAAAGTGGGGGGCGAATATTTTGTTAGGTATATTCAAAACAGCATTGATGTAAGAATATTCGGAGCAAAGGCAGACGGTAATACAGATTCTACGTCAAATATACAGGCGGCTATAAATTCAGCCGGAAAGATTGGGGTTAATGAGATATTTATACCCAGCGCGCCATCATCATACGTAATAGGAACTGTAAATGTTTTATCGAATGTTTCTATAAATTCCAATGGGGCTTTAATACTTCCGACTTCAGTAGGGCAAGGATTCTATTATGATAATGTGTCTAACATAACAATGCGAAACTTGCAATTTGATGGCGCAAATCAGCTTACAGGTAATATATACTGCACTCAGGTAGTCAATGGATGCACTAATTTAAAGTTCTATGATTGCTCTTATAGAAATGGCAGATATGGGTTACATGTAGAAAATGCAAGCGATGTATTGGTAATGGGGTGTAGATTCACTGCTTTCAGGTCATGGGGGAATTATTTTTTATCTGTAGACGGACTGAGATTAATTGCAAATACTGCATATAATAATACGAATGATGGATTTAAGGTAGCAGGGTTACAATCTCCATCAACCGAAACTACTATAAAAAATGTTGTCATATTAGGCAATATATCATATGGAAATGGGCAAGACGGGATGGATTTCGCAGTAAACCAAATAGACGGGGTTACAATTGCGCAAAATCATTTTCATGATAATTCATTTTACGGCATGACATTTAAAAGCGTATACCAGTCAAGTTCTGCGAGAAATGTATTAATAACAGATAATGTCTGGAAAGATAACGGAACAGGCGGTTTAAACACTCAATGGATAGGGGCAAAGCCGCTTAATCTTCGTATCGCTAGGAACGAAATTTATTCAACTCTTAATGTAAATAGCGGACTAAGGATTCAGGACGTAGATTCCGGTACAGAGGTGTATGGCAATATAATATATGGGTATCAGTATGGTATAAGGATTATAAATAGTTCAAATTGTAAGGTATATGATAATATGTGTGATCTTAATACCAGAAACATATTAATTGAAACACAGCCTAAAGCAGATGGCACCGCAGGCGTATCTACCGGAGTACAGATTTATAGGAATAAATTAAAGGGCACCGCTACCCCTATTTACTTGCAGGACAGTACTGGATTAAGTAGCCCAGTTACGAATGTTTCTATACGAGATAATGATTATAGTGAAAATACGAATACTTCATATAAAGTAACAGATGCAAGTGGCACAGCTACATATTCATGTAATATGAATATTATGGGTTATGCATCTGAAAAACCGACATCACGCGGTATCGCTGGTGATATATGGCTAAACACAAATATTTTAACTGTTAATTGTATCGGATGGAGAGCAATAACAACCAGCGGGACAGCTACATGGGATGCATATGGTATAACAGAAAGCGGAGGCAGAGATAAGAATTTTACTGCAACAACTTCGGATGCTACCACTACAACAGGTTTCGCTTCAGCAATTACCAGTGGAACATTTTGTACTTTTGATCTTGATGTAATTGTTAAAAATGGGTCAAATAAAGGGCGTTATTTTAAAAATTATATTGCTGCACGAAATGATGCAGGTGTAGCCACGCTTGTATCTAATACCTCAATCGCAACAGGGGGAGATTCAGATATATCAGGTGTATCTATTACTGTTGATGTTACGGGAGGCTCATTAAGAGTAAGAATTACAGGACTAGCAGCTACTTCTTTAAGCTGGAAGTTCTATTTAAGACAAAATAGTTTGTAGTTGTAATTACTAATATATTTTAACTTTGTTTTATCATTCACCCTTAAACAAACGATCATGATTGAACCAAATGAAAATCCGATCCATGAGACCGAAGAAGGCATATCGACGGAAATTCCAGCCCCAGTAGAAGCGCCAGTACCGACAGAAGAACCGGAAACCGAAACAGCAGACGCTGACGGTCCGGGTCCACGTCCTACTAAACCACCAACCCAATGATAAAGCGGTTACGTTATATCATTCTGTGTGCCATGTGCGGCGAGTTTATCACTCGCAACACATGGCCTTTCCTTTGGAATCACATTTATTTCTACGGCGAGTCTTTGCAGCGCGTCCTGTATACCTCTGTCATAACCATATTTGCCCGTTACGTACCCGGGCGATGGCTTTTTCGAGTCGCTTGCATGGCCTTCGGGCTGGCTGTGCTGGACTTATTCGATGAGGCCCTATTTAAACCGTACGATTTTGAAATATCAGAGTATAAAGCGGCAATCGTTATTGTAACATTATGTTGCATCGGGCTAACTGGTCTACGTGTTATTCTGTTTTATTTTATGTTTAATTCCTTCATCCTGTTAAACCATTATTCAAATGCCAGATATAGAGAAGCCCAACGACACACCGCTAAACGGTTTGGGGGATTTACTCGGCCAATTCAGCCCGAAAAAATGGGGGCCGGGCGCGTGGGGCAATGGCTTTTTAGCTTCTTTGTTTCTTTGCTTATTCCTCCGCTGTATGTTTTCTAAAGAAACAAAAGTGGAACAACTTTGGAATGACAAGTTCAACGAGATTAAAACCAGCGCTCAAACAGAAGGAGAACTCAAAGCGATAAAGCAGGGTATCGAGGCAGACAACAAACTAAAAACACTCCAACATAAAGCGGATTCACTTAACAGAATTGTAGACTCTGTAAACAACAAAAAAACATGAAAACGTTAATCTTAGCATTGTTTTACACGCCGCTACTATCATTTATCCCACAACCAAGTGGGAGTACAGCGTCTCAGAACATTGTACATGTAATGCAGTGTGACACCTGCGCTACCGGGGTAGATTCCACTCTCCCCGAGTACATGCAGGACTCTTTGCGTAAATGGGTAAATGAACCGATCGACTCAGTGATGACGATAAAGAATAAGCAGATAGATAGCCTTGCGGAGCAATACGTCGAACTCGAGGCGAAGGTCAACCAGCTACACAGAGAGAGTAAAAAGCGCCTCGTATGTGGAGAGCGGGATACGATACGATGCGTAAAGATGGATAGCGAAGGCGATCCGGTTACCGATAGCAACGGCCGTATTCTTCAAAAGGTCGAGGTTAAGAAGTGGTATTACTGGAAGTACCCGGACGGGGAGAAAAGATATTCACATTCTAAAATAAAACCGTTACCAGATGAAGCCATATAAAAAAATACTCATAGCCCTGCTCATTGTAGCAGGGCTTTTCCCTGCCTGTACCACACAGAAGAAACAGCAAGGTAAGGCGCTGCAATACTTCCAGAACCATCCGGGGGAGCTGGCAGAATTCTACGCATCCAAGTTCCCGGTTACATATACTGAGGGGAAGGATACAGTTATCCGGGTCGATACTACATATCTCCCGGGCGATAGCGTACCGTGTCCGGAGGCACATTTAGTACCTTCCAGTATCCCGGGGAAAGATTCTATCGTTTATCGTGATAGGTTCCTTAAGTGTCCGGATAACAAACAGATCGACGCATACCACCAAAAGACAGATACCGCCGTCGATAATGGGAAGCTCGCTGCATTGCAGTCGATTTTAGACAGATATAAGGACTCAACAATAACATATAGGACGCAAAGAGATCAGGCGAAGGATCAGGCTAAAAAGGACCATAAACGAGGTAATTTATATTTGTTGTTGTTTTGTTCGCTTATTGTTTTACTTTTGGCTTACGGTTACCTAAAAATCCGTAAGATTTTACCATGAGCAACAAAGTAGAATTTAGTTCAACACAGGAACAACAGGCGTACAACTCCCGGGCTACTCTGCATAATCAGCAAGTCGGCCGGGAGTTTGCTTTCTCTCTAATCATTTTCTTACTGGTCGCTGGCGGGGTGTTACTCGCTTCCAATGCGATCGAAAAACTAAAGTACTTATATGGAATTGACAAGCAAAGGCGAAAAGCTAATCAAGGGTTTTGAGTCCTGTAGGCTGACTGCGTATAGAGACTCCAAAGGTATCCCGACTATCGGATGGGGTAATACCTACTATGAGGATAAGACGCCGGTAAAGATGGGGCAAATCATTACACAGGAACGGGCGGATCAGTTGTTTAAATTGATCGTCGCAGAGTTTGTAAGGGATGTAAACATCTTAACCGCTGGTGTGAGTCTGGAACCTCACCAGTTTGACGCGCTGGTATCTTTTGCCTACAATGCGGGGCCGGACATGGATCACGATGGGATAGCCGAAGGGCTGGGGGATAGCACACTCCTGAAGAAGGTGAAAGCGAACCCGAAGGACTACGCAGCTATTACCGCTCAGTTCATGCAGTGGAACAAGTCAGGCGGCAAGGTTCTTGCAGGGCTTACCAGACGAAGGAAGTCTGAAGCGTACCTCTATCAGACAGGGGAATTAAATTTTTTCCAGTAATATTGTGAAGAATAAATTATTTGGTGTTTTCCCATACTACCCGGGTCTCTACCCGGGTTTTTTATGCCCCGCCCAAAAAAGTTTTAAAAAAAAGTTTGACAAAGTTTTGTTTTGTATTTGTTTTCGTTTTATATTTGTGAAACAAACACGCTAAAACACAAACACATGGCAAACACAATCGAAACTATCAAACAGAATACAATGGCTAAAATAGCCCTCGAACTGGTGGAAGAAAACGAAAATAGCTGCATGGAAGACATCACAGAAATGATAGAGATGTTAATGAACGGTAATGGCGTGGACTGGAAGAGCATGGATAACGCGATCGATGCAGCAACTTTCAGAGCTGATGTAATAGGTGACGGATGGGCATTGTTTGAGTTGAACAAAGAAGGAGTAACCGTAAAGGAAGCATTCGCGGGATACATTAACACCGAAGCACTTGACATTTACCGGATGACCGCCGCGCTGTTAGTATTCACCAACATGAATGAAATATATAAATAAACCCGGGCCTTCGGGCCTTAAAATCGTATCAGCATGAAAAACGAATTTAAAATCGGAGACAAAGTAGCAGAGATAGGGCAAGAGACTAATTTTTCAGGAATCGTAATTTGGATTAGCTCACACCCACACAGAGATACAACCTACATAGTTGAGTTCACACATCATCAGGATGGAGCTCCTGTTCGCAAGCCATTTAATATGACAAAAACTTCTGAAGAACTCATTAAAATATAAACGGAATTTTTTATAAATAAAAACTCGCATCATGACACCTAAGCAATTTCATATTACCGTAACAAAGATGTTGCGTAAATTTAATTTGACTAGACTACAGACATCTATAGTTTATACATATAGTAAGAGAAGTGGGTTAGCTCCCGAATGTACATACGAAATTTGTATAATTATGGGTAACCAAGAGCATATCTATGTTAACCCTACAAAAGACTCTCGGTATGATTTGCATCTTACTATAAAAGATGCACTGGATTGGTGCGAAAAAATAGCAAAAGAGGACGAAACAGTATTACGCAACCACACAAATAAAACCGCTCCGGATACGGTTACCGGGATGATATGAAAAGAATTATTATAGACGCTTGCGCGGATTGGGGATTCGCAGGAACTGTTCGCGAAGAAGAACTTGAAATATTTGTAGAAGATAATGCCACTGACGAAGAAATTGAGGGAGATGTGCAGGAAGCTGTTACCGAGTGGATGTGGAATTATATGGATTTAGGATATGAATGGCGCAGGGAGGAGGGCAAGAAATATGACCAAAGCACAGATTAAAAAGATCGCCCGTATTTATTCAGCTGTTGTATTATACAACTCTTTAGGAACCGGCGCACGTACTGACTTAATGACTGAAGATGAACACGGCTACGTGCCTAAACCTAAATAAAATGCCAAATAATAAAAAGTACACTCAACGCGTGCAGGATATGGCAGAAAAATTAGCCATAGATGATTACAAGGATAAAACAACTTCTTTCTTTGAAGGAAATACATGGGAGTCGCTTGGTGATCATGGTAAAGAGGTAACAATCTTTAGTTATTTAAACATTGCGAAAGTTACCGTAGCAACACAGGCTGAGGCTATCAGGGACGTTTGCAATGCTATAACAAAGATGATTGGAGTCCCGTTCGATCCAACTGTTTTTTTGGAAGAAAGCGGTTATGTACCGGAGCCGGAGGCCGGGAGCGATGATTCGGATAAGAGCAATACTTAAAGCGCTTTATTTTGGCTTAATGCCATATTGGGTTTATGAAAAGGTGAGGCACTATGAATGCTCGTATTTCAGGCATCTAGTAATAAATATCAGATATGCCTTTCGCTGGGTTACATATTCTGAAGACGAATCAGACAGACAATTTGAATTAAAAACAAATAACAACGGTAAGGAGGCCGGAAAATAATGAGACAAGAGGGGTTTTACTGGGTTAAGCCAAAGCCAAACTCAGAATGGCAGGTAGGACTGTATACAGTTCATGGTATTTGGTGCTTACAGCATGGTGAATCTGCGTTTAAGGATTCAGAATTGTTTATGATTCACGAAAATAGAATACCGGAACCGGAGGCCGGAAAGAATGAAACAACATAAATGGCAGAACGTTTTCGGTAATTACGATAAGTGTATTTTTTGCAATAGTATCCGGGAAGTGTGGCAAGGTACATTCGTTTATTATCGATACTCAAAGGATATAAAATATCCCAGAACATGGACAGAACATGAATGCATAGAAAGACCGGAAAATGATAATACCATTACACATACTGCCTGATCTATTGCACAAAACGGCTCATTTAGTGTCGAATGCTGCTAAATATGATAGACCAGATTTAGCATACAGGTATGAAGATTTACTCTTTTACCAGAATGTACACGTATGTAAAATGTTCTTCACATTCGTAGATGAACAACCATGGTGGAATAATAGTCATTGGAGATATTGTTTATCTGATAGTGAAACAGGGGATTATCATTGGTTTACATTGAATCAGTTAATTATTTGTACAGATTAAAAACACCGGCACGGAGGCCGGACAAGATGGTAAAATATAAAGCAAAGGTATCAGGTAATTGGGGGTTTATTAATGCAGATCGTGACGATGAAATAGAGTTTGAGATGCCAGATGATGCAACCCCCGAGCAGGTTGAGGATAGAGCCGCCGAACTGGCTTTTGAATGGGCGTGTGAGTATTTGGACGTAGGTGCTTATGATATTGAAAAATTACCGCAACAGGAGGGCAGGAATTATGAAAAGTAAAGCTATCTGGAATGAAGTAGTAGAGTATAAACAAAACTTTGCCACCGATCCGCAGGAAGAGCCGTGTAGCGAGAAAGTAACACTCACAATAGAGATACACGGGCAGTATCCTATGGCTGATGAAAACATTAGGCACGCGGCGAAACAGGCCATAAACAGATATTTTAAAACTCACATCAGAGGCAGTAAAAAGATTTAATAACACTATTTTTACTTTGTTTCATAATTAGGGTTTAACTATGTGACCAGGGTATTTGTTCACAGATCGCCCGGATTCTATACCTCAATAAAAATATTTTTTGCATTTTTTCATAGGATAATGTGTACAGGACTGGGTTTTAACCCGGTCCTTTCTGTTTTATTCTAAAAATCTTTTGAAAAAGTTTTATAAAAGTTTTGTTATTCGAAAATAAGGTGTACATTTACATCAGAAACAAAAACAATTAAAACAAAATAAAATGAATACAAATATTAATTTCTGCGACCTGTTTTGCGCTTCTTACGAGCTGGACGAAGTATTGCACACTGATATTACTAATAAGTCAATCGACCAGAGAGAAGCTGTTAAAAACTTTATCAGCGAAATGGTATTCGGGTATGAGTTGTATAATTCATTTGACATGAATAGAGACATTGCAACTTACATATATACAGGAGATGACGAAAACACAGAAATGTTTGGAGTTAATGAGGTGATATATTTAAATCAATATAGATGCCTTTGCCTCTCTGTTTGTAAGGAGCTGGGGGTTAATCACGAAGATTTAAAAAACGAGCTTTTTGCTCAATACGGTACACGCGAAACATACGTAATATGATACATGCTTCTCTCTTCTCCGGTATAGGAGCCTTTGACCTAGCAGCCGAATGGCTTGGATGGTCTAATTTGTTCCATGTAGAATGGAACCCATATTGTCAAAAAGTTTTAAAACAGCATTTCCCAAACTCTCATAGTCATGCAAACATCAAAGAAACGGACTTCACGAAATACCGCTATTCAGTTGACGTTCTTACAGGAGGATTCCCATGTCAACCATATAGCCTTGCCGGTAAAAGACTCGGAAGCGGTGACGATAGACACTTATGGCCTGAAATGTTTAGAGCAGTACGAGAGATTAAACCCGCCTTCGTTGTTCCTGAAAATGTTCCCGGCCTTATTAGTTGGGGGGGGGGCTTGGTCTTCGAATCGGTGTGTAACGACTTGGAATCTGAAGGCTACGAAATCATCCCGTTTATTCTTCCAGCTATCGGCCTCAATGCCCCCCATAAAAGGGAGCGGGTTTTTCTTATTGCCTACTCCGACAGCGCGAGACTACAAATCAATGTTCAAAGAGAACAGCGAAGCGTACCTCAACCGTTTACACCTCACGAGGGGTATACCTTTGACAGAACACCTCCAACGGGTAGAGAATGGGAAGAGTTTCCACATCAATCCCACATTTGTCGAGGAAATGATGGGGTTCCCGATAGGGTGGACCGAATTAAGTCGTTAGGTAATGCCATAGTTCCGCAAATTGCATATCAAATACTAAAATCTATTAACACATTTAACGAAATGTTATGAAATATTCAGTAAACGTGGGATTACCACACAAGGAAACAGCCGATCTATTCGCTGAGTTGATAATAGACGGATCATTTCAAAGCTGGTTAAATGCAGAGATGAAGGAGAAGAAGATCGCCGGAGAACTGCGCGAATATTCAGAGCGCACTGATATGGACCTAAACAAGCCGAGACAATGCGTACATCATTTAACTATCAAACCATTATACGGAGAGTAATTTGTTCTAAACAATCTAAACATCATAGTAAATTATTCTAAAATGGCAAAGAAAACAAAAACAATAAACGTTTACTTACAAACTAAATACGGCTATAGGCGGAAGTCTATAAGCAAAAGATGTGAAAGCATCGACGAAGCTGTTAAGTTTGTAGACAGGGCAATAGGCCATCACGGAACGGATGACCCCCGATACTGGCAGAAGCGGCCCAACTACAAAAACCCGTTTCAATCTGCTGCAATAATGGACGGCAAAGGCAATCACTTATTATACATCGCAAATAATTGGTAACATGGCAACACAAACTAAAAAGAAACCTTTAGACCTTGAACAGGTAGAGACGGAGTACAATTTGTACTTACAAGCTGAAGAACTTCTCACGACTGCTAAACAGTCGTGGGAATTGATTCAGGCAAAGACGGCGGCCGGAGAATTTGATCTATTTGATTCGATAAGCTGCGAAGCTGACGAGGATGCGCAAAACGCAATTGTATCCGGCGTTGCGGCGGCACATGAGATACTGCAAAACAACTTTTACAAGGTTAAGAAGGTAAAAGAAGACCTGTTTAACTCTGTATTATCTTTGTTACCGACAGAGAAAACGTACTACAGGCTACCCGGTTCTAAAAAGTACATAAAAAAAGAAGGTACTAAATGGGGTTACCATACCCTTTTTAAACTGGAAGTAGTAGACATTCTCCCCACTAAACGCAAACAAATTAAATCTGACAAAGATGACAATTGAAGAACTACAGGCAACGTACGCGGTGCTTAAAAAGCAAAGTGAAGACTACAAGGCGCAAGTATTGGAACTTACTGGGCTGGTTGATCCAGTTAAGCCGGCTTACTTCGTCTCTTCTGAAGACTTCAACACATATGCAGAAAGTAAAAGCGCATATGATTCAAGGTATAGAGAATTGAAAGACTCTACCAGTGCTCTCGAGAAACAAATAGCAGCGACCCGTAAAACTATGGCGGATCAGATCACCATCGAACGTACATGGTTTAAAATCGCGGAGCCGGATGTGTGGGTATCAAATAACGGATTACATTCTGTAGGTGATACGCTGGCTTTTTTTAACACAGAAGACCCGAGCACGCTACCAGTTTACGACATCATTAACGAGTAACCGGGAGGGCTTCGGCCCTCTCTTCAAACACCAAATATGAAATATCACGTTCTATACAATGGCAAACCAGCACACGCGACACCTTACGTCGCGGTATATCACAAAGTAGAAAAACATGCTGCTAACTGGCAAAATGCATTTCAGGATGAATTTAGACAGGTGTTGCTGATAGAGCAGTTTGGTTTTAATGTATACCTCGATAATCACAGCGGTTACGCATGGCATGTGTGCACTAAGTTAAACGGTATCCCTACTAATAAACTGCGCGTAGTAACGCGTCTCGCATTGTTCGGGGAAGTGGCGGACAAGGATTTAAATCGCGAATGGAACAAGGAACGGCAAGCTATCGACGATGACCAGTTAATCGACTTTGTGCACGATAATTACCCACACTCCGCAAAGCACATTTTGAAAACTTTAGGACTGTACAGATCATGAAAAAGTTTCCTCCCGGCTCATTTAGGATAGAGCACAACCAAGACATTTCTATAAACCTGCGATACATCACAGATAAGCGGTTTAATATATCTATAGCGATAGAACATGCGGACCAGACCATAAAAGTGAAAGCAGCGGCATTTATAACCTATGGGAAGGACAAGAAAGCGAATGGAGTAAATATACATGTATGGAAGTTTGCCGACCGCCTTCCTCTCTCTACGGCTGCAAACGTGTTAAAGATATTGGCAGCTGAAGAAACGCGAATTATAACCAAGATACAGGCAGCAGCAAACGACGATGAACTGATATTATATGGAGGGTATTTTTAAAAAAGTTTTGTGAATGTTTGGAAATGTGTTTGTAAATGTTTTATATTTGTGAGAGCAAAACAACAAAGACATTTTTTGCTTTTTTTAAATGGGTAGCTTTAAAGGGGTGGTTTCTACCATCCCTCATTTAACAGAACTAAATTTTTTCATCTATAAACCAATAACAACGCAATGGCAAAAGAACATGTATTAAACATCGACCCGGAGGTTTTCGCTCTCTGGACAAAGTGCAGAAAGCACGGTGATAACAACGAGCTGAAAAGGCTAACCGGATTCTCTTTACCGGTAATCGAACGCGCTTTAAATGTTGGCGCTGTTTACTCTCATAAGCTACAAGAATTCATAACAGCATACTATACCGCGAGAGCGTCAAAGGATGCTATTGCTTTACAGAACCTTAAAGCAGCGGTAGCGGCCGGGGAGGTTAAAACAGAAGACGATGCAACAGAAGCGACCATTTAGCGAAAAACTCGCGAGCGCACTGGTTTGGATCGGTATCGCTTATTTCATAATCAGACTTTTGGTAACACTAATTTTTCACTTATAAAACACATAAAAATGCAACTCGATCTATTAGGTGACGTAAACTTCAGCGGCCCAAATGCACGCGCATCACAAGACAAAGCAGAAATTAAATACGATGGTAAATTGATAATGGCAGCGCCCGGAGACACACTGAAGCAAGCCCGTTTTTCAATTTCATTCGCTAAGTTTTGCGCTAAAACAGGGCTTAAGCCGAAGACTGTAGCATTTGGATTTACAAAGAGCAATGAGGCGGTCGTAGTATTCGACGAGCCAAAGTACGGGAAGGACAATTTATTAATCTCTACAAACTACATTGTAGAAAACAAGGCCCGTATAATCCACATTTTCGACACGCTGAAGATAGTAACACCTACTAAAGAGATGCCTGTAGTAACATGTTACTTTACTCTTGTGGAAGTGATCAAAGGGGCTTACCGTGTTGAGTTTAATATCACTGACGATATTAACGCGGAAAAGGTAGAGAGGGTTAAACGTCCTTTCTCCCCCGGTTCAAGTAATTTCTAAACTATTAAATTATTCTCATGGCAGAACAACAACAGGAAGCGCCACAGCTTACGCCTGCACAGATCAAAGAACAGGAAAGGCAAAAAGCGCTACAGGTACAGAACCAAAAGTTCGCGTCCGTTAAACTAATGATGGATAAGTACAAAGACTCTATTGCAAAGGCTTTGCCTAAACACCTGACAGTAGAACGCATGACGCGCGTAATGCTCACTACCATCACTAAAACGCCCGCCTTACTGGATTGTACACAGCACACTCTAATGTCTGCGATCCTTACGGTCTCACAGCTTGGACTTTCTGTTGATCCTTTACTGGGTGAGGCGTATTTGATTCCCTTTAAAAACAAAAAAAAGGGGATTACGGAATGTACTGTTATCATAGGGTATAAAGGGCTGTTAGGTCTCGCCCGTCGTTCTGGAATGATAGACTCTATCTCCTGTAGCGCGGTCTTCGCCAGTCAGAAGGTTATAAAATACCCTGATGAGATAGACAGTGTAGAAGCGATCACGGAACTATTTATAGAGGCGGGAATGAACTCAGAAAAGGCAGCAGTGAAGGCCGCTAAACTTTGGCCGTTGGGCGATTACTTCGCATATGAAAAAGGACTTAATGAAAAACTAGAGCATAGGCCCGGACAAGTTACCGACACTTCAAAGATTACACATTTTTATGCTGTAGTTCGTTTCAAGGATGGTGGGCATCTTTTCAATGTTATGAACCGCGCACAGGTTGAAGCTGTACGAAACGAGTCTCAGGGGTGGAAGGCGTTTATTCAATATGGTAATATAACGCCGTGGAATACTAACTTTGAAGAGATGGGTAATAAAACAGTACTCCGTCGCTTAATGAAGTTCCTCCCACTCAGCCCGGATATACAAAGAACTGTAGGGATGGACGAACAGCACGAGGCAGGAGTAGTAACCCTTAACCCTATTCTTATGGATGACGAAGAGGTTACAAGCGCAGCAATGTCGGAGAATACAGTAGATGGTGAAGCGGAAGTTATTCAGACAGAAAATCCACCAGCTGATGAAAAGGCGAAGGCAGCGACCGAAGCGCTTAAGAACTCTTTAAATATTACAAAATGAATTTGCTAAAACAAACTAAAATTTAATATATGCACTGGACCGTAAAGATCACAAATAGCAACGACGAGTACGGGTGGTTTGATTATGCACAATCCGACGTACAGCCAGAGTGCGATGCATTCGGCATACAGCACACAAAACGCGCCGCTCCACGTTTCATAGAGACCTCTATCGGTCCAGTGTGTTACGAATACGAACACGTAGACAGAGAGGCGATTGTACCGCCTGTAAGAGAGGATAAACAGCTCGTACATAAAAATCCTAATTGGATGTTAGATGAAGCGTACAAGCGTAATTTCATAGCTCAAAGACTGGTAAACCTTGCAATTTTGTTTGTATCCGTTTTCGTTATTGCGACAGTAATAATTTACTTTGTGAAACATGGGTAAGATTAAATTAGTAAACACCGAAGGCTGGACAAACGACCAGTGGTTAAAATACAGACATCGCGGCATAGGCGCGAGCGAAGTGGGGGCCGTAATGGGCCTTTCTTCGTATAAGTCGAGTATCCAGCTATTCTACGAAAAGATAAGCCCAAACATACCGGTACAGATAGAGAACATATTTATGTTCATGGGGAAGGAACAGGAGGCGTTTATCGCTGATAAGTGGCAGTACTGGGAAGGTTCGGAAGAGTCATTGATCGCCAACTTTAGAGCTAAGAAGATCATACGCATCTGTAAGGAGGTGAAAGGCTATCTACACAACTCAGACTTCCCACAGTTATTCGTGTCGCTTGACCGGCGTATCGCAGGTGTACGTGAAGTCCTCGAGATCAAAACAATCTCAGGACACGAGTCGGATAAATGGATCGGCGGTATCCCTCCACAATATCTCGTACAGCTTCAGACTCAATTGATGGTAGCCGATGGTAAAAGCGGCGAGCTGTGTTTATTGAAGGACGGCCGACGTTTTGACGTGGTGAGGTTTGAACTTATCCCCGGGGTATGTGAAGCTATCAACGAGGTAACACGAGATTTCTGGATCAAAGTACTGAAGGCCCGGAAGATCAGCGAACAAATAATAATCGAGGAAGCCCGGTTTAATCTTCGTACCGTTGGAGACCTAACAGCGGAGCTTCATAGCTTGGAGCCACCACCAGACGGAACGGAAGCCTATCAGGACTATCTGAAGGATAAATTCAAGATAGACAACGGGCTAACGATGAGCGGGTCACCTGAAGCTCTGGCAGCAGCTATAAGACACAGGGATGCCGCTGACAGGGTAAAGGAAGTAAACGGTATGAAGAGGAAGGAGCAAAATTATCTTTGCCGGATAATGGGGGATAAAACAAAGATAGATTTCGCTGAAGCTGGCTATGTATCTTGGAAAGCCGACGAAAATGGGAACAGGAGATTCCATAACGCCATAAAATAGTTTTAAAATAGTTTTAAAGATGTTTTGTTTATTCAAAACATCTTTTTATATTTGTCAAAACATTATTAAAACACCAATTAAAAAACAACACCATGAAAAAGTTATTCTTTTCGCTTGCTATCTCCGCTACATTATTCTCTTGTGGTAAATCAGAAGTTGAAGACGTAAAACCATCAGCACCCGAATTTTGCTACGCTTGCTATGTGCAGACGGATACAAAGAACGGGGGTGGTGCATCTGATTATACCCGGGTAAACTATGACTTCTGTAACATGACAGAAGCGGAGGCACAGGCATTTGTAACAAAAAACAGTATCCCATGGCATTGGGAAGGTTATTTTCAGGTAAAAGTATCTGCTAAATGCACAAAGAAATGAGTGACAAAGGCAAAATAAGAGGGTATTATATAGTAATCCCGGCCGCTGTCAGGCTTGCGAAGATCAGTAGCACCGCAAAGCTGATGTACGGAGAGATTGCCGCACTTGCTAATGAGCACGGGTACGCATGGCCAACGAATGAGTACTTTGCAAATACCTACGATTACACAACGCGAACTATACAAACCTGTATGTCAGAACTCGAACAATCCGGTTTTATAAAAGTCGATGTGGTGAAAAACAACAATGGCACGTTTCGCAGGCTATTTATCGTGGAGGGTATGAAACCTGTTTCATACGGGGGGGTGCAACCTGTTTCGTTGGGGGGTATGAAACAGGTTTCGTACGGGCACGAAACAGGTTTCGTACATAATAATACTAGTAATAATACTCCTATAGAGAATAATAACTTCGCTTTTAATTCTTCTCCTGAAGTCGAAGAATTTAAAAGCGAGTCTCAGGGTAATTTATTCACGGCCGATTCAGAAATTCAGGCTAAAGACTCAGAGAAAAAGAAAAAAAATCCTCCCGCGCAAAAAAAAGAAAAAGAGAGCGACGGAATACAGAAGCGTATGACCGATTTCTATTTTGAGTGGGTAACGCCACTTTTGGGAGGTTCTAAGCCATATTTTACCGGTGCTGAGGGTAAGGCATTAAAACAGTTCGTACCATACCTTAAAACGCTTGTAATTGACAAACGCAAAGAAAACGAACTTCCCGTTTTGGAGGATCAGGCGCTCGCTGATGAAGTCGTAAACGGATGGAAATATGTTTTAATGAACCGGAGCAAGTGGGATACTTTTAGACAGGAACAGCTGAAAGTAAATCAAATCATATCAAACTGGACAAACATATTAAAAGACTTGAAAAATGGACAAATCAAAACAAAACCCGGACAAACCGACAACAGAACAGCCGGAGAAAGATTCCAGAATTTCTACGAGCGATTTAGTAACGACGCTCAACAATAAGCCCGGCATATTTCGTATTCAGTCTATGATGGAGGTTTATCGAACGCCGCAAGGTCAGGTAAACCACGTAGAGTTATTTTCTATTCCGCGAGATCAGCGCATTGCTGCATACATGGAAGGGCCACAGGAACAGCGCTTTGCGATGCAATCAGGCATAGCTACAGCAATATCACTGATGACTGACGGTGAAGGGATCAGCGATAATATGGCCGTAAATATCACTATGACTATTTGCCGGGATGCTGTTCAGGACCAAATCAGCGTACAGGACGTAATTGTTTTCGTTCAGGACATGGTAGCTGGTAAGTACGGGAAGTTCTATGGAGCGCCTACCGTGTCTCAGGTTATGGATAAGTTCGAACAATACAGAGACGAACGGCACATAGCCATGTTAAACTACAGGGAGGAAGAACAGGCACAGCGAAAAGTACAGGGGAAAAGTGGTTCAATGCCAGTTCCTGACATAGGCGGCACCACTACCCCGGAACAGTTAAATAATCAAATCACTCAACTAAAAAACCAGTATGGCGAATTTTAGCAGAAGTTTTAAAAAGAAAATTTCCGACCAGCACGGAGGACCGAAGCCAAAGAAGGAGAAATTAAAACGGCCTTCCACCCCGGAGGAAGAGGCAGAATATAACCGGAAAGTAAAAGCGAATAAGAAAGGCGCACGGGGATGTTATCACGGCGGGTTGTATTTCGCCTCTACATGGGAACGGGATTACTGGGAAACACTGAAGGCGGAGAAAGCAGCCGGTATGTACCGCGATATTAAACGACAGGTTCGCATCCCAATTAAGATAAACGGCGTTTTGATGTGCACCTACGTTGCTGATGCGGTTGTCTACCTACACGATGGAACATACGAAGTACGAGACACAAAGAGTACGTTTACCCGGAAAGATGCGCTTTACCAGCTTAAAAAGAAGCTATTAGCCGTATTGTATGGGATTTACATCAAAGAGGTTTTACGCACCTACAAAAAAAATTAAAAATATTTTAATAAAGTTGTGTTTTGTATTTGTTTTCTCACTATGTTTGCAATATCAAATCACACCAAATAAAAACGTAAGTCATGGAAAACGTAGACTACAAAACAATTCAGGCGCAATTAGATGCTGACATGTTAAACATGGAAGAGATCGAAACCGAAATGAACCAACAGGCTGAAGCGAATGAAACCCTCCCATACATCGCTGTGCCGAAAACTCCCGGACAAATTTCATTTGCAACATCTCGCGATGCGATCGCAAAGTACAAGGAAGAGTACAAGGGATTGGTAATTGCCGGACTACAGGACAAAGAAGGTTATAAGGCGGTAGCGTCATACGCAAAGGCGTTAAACAAAATGAGGACTACCATCGAGAATCAGAGAAAGGACATGAAACGTCCAATTATTGATGCCGGCAATATGATTGACACAGAGGCAAAAGAGCTTACCGCTTTACTCGTTGATGTAATTAAGCCTTTGGAGGATGAGGTTAAAAGGATCGATAAGCTCCAAGAGGATGAAAACCTCCGTGTATTCCGTGAGCTTAAAGCGATGAAAGACGATCGACTCGAGACTCTTAAACTAATTGGATTTACTTTCTCCGGAGAGTACTGGCAGGCAGGTCCAGACGTTCAAACTACTTACGATTTATTGGGCACCTTGAATGTTATTCAATTTTCATCCCTGTGTGATTTGGGTAAAGAGGCGATAAAGAAGATAGAGGACGCAAAGACAGCCGAAAGGGAACGAGTAAAAAAGCTGGAAGATAGCCGTATATCAATGAGAGCGCAAGTGCTTACGCTTTCTGGCTATCAGTCATCAGTACATGGCTGGACTCTTGCCTATACTCGTTTAACGGTAACACTGGAAGAGGTTAAGACGCTCGAGGATGCGGAATTTATGCAGAAGATTGCGGACCAGAAAGCACAGGCAAATAAAACCACAGAGGCGCCTGCACCTATCCCCGGCCCTAAGCCTGTAGAGGTGGTTGTTCCATTCGTCAATAAAGCAACTAGTGAAACAACACAGATTCAAATGAGGTCTTCAGGGTCAACGCTAATGCTTGAATATCTTAAACAGCTTTTAGCTGTTCCCGTTCCGCAATTTACTCCGGGTACTGGGTATTTTAAAGCCGTGGAGACAATTAGAAATTATATTCAAAAAAACATTAACGCCGTTAATGAACAACTTGCTAAATACAGAAAAAAAATATGAATTACAAAGACAACAAAAACTACCAGCTCGCAGCCGTTCAGCTGGAAGTATTAGGGAACAAGTTTGATAAGTTTCAGGGAGGCGGTAAGGACGGCGTATTGCAGTTCTCTGCCTTCAGTGAAGCGCCAGACCCTGAAAATCCAGATGGGAAATTTAAATTCCTTTGTGGAGTGTTTGGGGATAAATTCGCACTCGCCCTGAACTTGAAAAATGCAGCTTTCAAAAATCAAGACCTGTACGAGGTAATTATGATCGCCGCACTTGCAATTCAGGATGAAGCGCAAAAGATCGCAGACAGCCAAACGCTAGAGTCTCAGCAATTAAAAGAAGCGACAGACATAGCAAACGAAATGATGCAGTAATTTTTTCATCACCTAAAAACACAAAATGGATCGTAGTAAAATTTATCCAGAGATGGGAGTCCTTGAAAGGGAAAAGGCTCTTAAAAATGTCGCGACAGTTCATGAACATCTCGCTAAGTACAGCCGGGAGCTGGACGATAATACCCTCGCTAAGATAAGAGAGGATAAGTGTAACGCAGACATCGCTATCGAACGACTGAAGGAGCAACAGAAGGTCGCGAACGATGGATACAAGTCAAAGATAAAAGACTTGCAAAACAAGGCTTCCGGATGGATGAAGGAGATTGAAACAGGAAAGCGCGAGGAAGAAGGGCTACTCAGTGGAATTGTGGATCAGGAAGAAGGTCGCGTTTATTTCTACGATCGTTACGGCGATATGATTAAAAGCCGTCCGATCTTGCCAGAGGAAAAGGTTACTCAGGGTAATCTGTTTGCACATGACGAAGCCCAACAACTCGCGGAAGCGGCGGTATTTGGAGAAAATGTTGAAGTGGAGGTTACAGAGAATTCCGCTCTAATCGGTCAGCCTGTTATAGAGGATTTGCCTTTCGAAGATGCAGTAGAGACCGAACCGGGCGAGGCCCTTGTCGGTGAGCCTGACAACTACAAGGAACCAGAGGAAGAAATTACAGATGTTGAACAGGAAGAAAAACTGCAAGACATCGAGGGGGGGGAAATTAATTTCGATAATATAGAGGGTCAGGATTTCGACCTCGAACAAGACTAAGCACTCTTTTTACTTACCGGGTGTCTCCGGCGTTCATGTCGGAGACATCACCCAAAATTAAATTCAAATGTCACTGACTCGACCTTATGCAGTATTAGACGTAGAAACGACCGGAACAAACGTTGCAATAGACCGCGTTTGTCAGATCGCGATAGCCCGATTTTCTCCTGATGGTATCCCGACTCACCCGGCTAACGTCAAGTTAATAAATCCAACTATCCCGATCCCGGCCGAAACTACAGAGATTCACGGCATTAGCAATGAGATGGTGATAGACAAGCCCCCATTCTCGCAGTATGCGCGTAGTATCTATAATCTATTAGAAGGGCTTGACGTTGTAGGGCATAACATTGCAGATTTCGACATCCCGCTTTTATCTGAAGAGTTCAGCCGATGCGGTATTTCATGGCCTCGTCTGGATACTAAAATCATTGATACGCTGAAGATATTTCAAAAGAAGGAACCGCGAGACCTGAAAGCGGCCGCGATGTTCTACTGTGGTTTAGACTTCACCGATGGTCATGACGCCGGTCGTGATGTAGACATCAATGGGAAAGTACTGGCGGGGATGCTTAGTAAATACCCTGATCTCGCAGGGATGGACGCAAGCGATCTGCAAAACTTTTGTATAGAAAAGCGCCGCGTTGATGTTGCCGGCAAAATAGTGTTAAATGATAACGGAGAAATGGTTTGGAGATATGGTAAACATCAAAACGAAGTATTAGACAGGACAAAACATTTTGGGTATGCAAAGTGGATGATCGGACAAAAAGACACCTTAACTCACACAAAGAACATTTTAAAAGGATTCTTTTCACTATGAGCGTACCATACTGGCAACAACGACAACAACAAAAGATAAACGGAACTAAGACAAAGAAAGCAAAGGCAGACAGTAAGAAAGCGCAGAAGGACGAGTTAACAAAGTGGTTCGAACTTCAGCTCTCAATGTGTCCACGCAATTGCGAAAATTGTAACACCGGATTATCACAGTTCCTTTTTCCCAATCCCCGCACACTGGTTGCACACATAATACCTAAACGCGAGGATTACGGATTCCCTGAAGTGGCAACACATCCATATAACAGGATGTTCCTTTGCCCGGACTGTCATCATAAATGGGATGACGGCAACGCTCAGGACCGCGAGAAAATGGCCGTTTATCGGATAGCATTACAAAGGTTTACAATTTTCAAACATGAATTACCTCACAACAGGCTTTCAAAGGCTTTAAACTATTTGAGTTTATGAACAAATACTTTGCGATCGACGGCTCTTTGAGTCCTGAGCTTTTAAAAGACTTTTACTCTCTCGTTAATTCATTATGCGACGGGGATGTAATAAATATCATTTTAAACTCAGGAGGCGGGAAAATATATGTCGGCAAGGCTATAAGCGATGCAATTAATCGTGAGCCTGACAGGTTTACTCTAACTGGTATGGAACATTTGTATAGTGCCGCTTTTAACCTGTTCTTCGATGCGAAATGCGAAAGGAAGTTGTTATATGGAACAATTGGCATGGCTCACCAGAGTAGCAAGGAAATAACTATAAATAACAGAGGAAACGCGTATTATGATGGTGAGCGGTTCGAGTTGAAACAATCAAAAAACTATCTTATTCATTCAATAAAAAGGCTGATTGAACTGGGGGTAGATCGAAAAAAAATAAGAAAGTTTAAAAGCACTGACGATGTTTTCTTCACTCATATGGAGATGGTTAATATGTTAGAAAAATCAATTGAACTGAATGAACGAAACGCACCCACTGAGCCAGCTACAACAGAAGGCAAAAGAGAAGGCCGCAAGAATGGTGACATCTATGGAGGTAATTACTCTTCCTCAGTCACCGTTTAAACCAAATAAATACCAAACGTATACAGACGTTAAAAAGTTTGTAGATGTTCAGATCACAATTTTAAACAATACGGTTCCGCTGTCTGAGCCATTTAAGGCGGCATACAACCGATTATATGATCTTAAAAAGCAAATAAATGAAAGCACAGGAGCGTAGTGTTACAGTTGAAATAACGGTGACTGATGTCATCGGCAACAAAGCAAAGAAGCAAATATTCATTTCCGTTGACGAATACAGAAACAACCCGGGTAACAAGTCGATGCCCGCAATTATCAGCGAACGAATTTTTGAGAAGCTGAACCAGCTGAACAACGAATTTTATCCGTTCCTTGAAAAACCGGAGGTATGATAAATTTAAATGCAACGGCTATCGTTGCCACCAAACAACAGTGTTTAGATATTTTGATGTGTGGGGTTGAACCTATTAGCGTTTTAGGATGGTGCAAGGACGAGATCATTATTAACAGCCCTGAATTTTGCGAAATACCGGCATGGACGCTGGAAGAGTTGCGGGTTATGATCGGACAAAAAGTATATACCGGGTTAATCGACATCGTTTACGACATCAACGCGAGAGACAGGAAGGGGAAGAAAGGCGAGATTATGCCAGAGGATACAAGGTTTTTCGCTAACCTACCAGCCGGAGCAAAAGTTTATCCGAATGGAGCGCAAGCGGCGGCGGCAACGGTTCTGGAAATGATCGACAACGGATTTTTAGACGTAGAATTTATTAACAGTCGTTTAAAGCGACACTACAAAATCAAATAATGGCAAAGACTACAATTACAGGACGTTTAACTTTTTTAGGACCAAGCGAGATACACGGCATGTTGGAAATTAGAAAATGCCGCATCGAGGAAGAGGGCCAATATGGAACTGTTATGGAGATTGCCTTTCTAAACGGCAAAGGAACGCAATTAGACGCATACAAAGTAGGAGACATAGTAAGCATCCAAGCTGAGATAAAAGGGCGTAAAACAGTCTCTAATGGCCGTGAATTCTACAACACAAATATTAACGGGTGGAAGGTATCAGCCGTAGGCGCTGGAACGTCCAGTTATACGCCTCCACCTGTAGAAGAAAAGCCGTACACTATTCAGGATTCCTACAGGGATCAGGTCAAGAGCCAAGTACCAGACAGCGGCGCAATGGGTCCACAGGTAGACGATTTACCATTTTAAAACTTACACACATGGTTAAGGTTAGGATTACGATTGAGATCATAGAGGCGGAGGCAGGGAGTTTGCAACACGAAAACGTACGGGAAGTTGCAGCGGTTGAGATCACACAGGCAGAAAGCTACAGGAGGAAACTAAATTTCTTTAGCCTGTGCCTGTTCCGGTTCTGCGAGAACTTTACAAACGCACTGAAGGCGTGGAAAGCGGGTAGCGGAGTACCAGAACACTACGCGGGTCCGATTGTGGGGCATGAAGTTAAAATTCACACTAAAAATGAGCACGACGCTCGCAAATTCTATTTTCATGAGCCAGCAGACTACTAAAAAAATAATTCCCGGCCACATCTTCTTTATATCAACTATATCGCATCGGGGAGGCTACGAAAAGCCTTTCCCGGGAGCGGTAACCAAGGTAGGGAAGAAGTATTTCGATATTGGTTACCTCCGGTTTGAAATTAAGAACCTAAAACACTGGTCGAGAAACTACGCACCGATGTATAAGATTTGGGAGACGATGACGGACTACTATAACCACATCGAGCGAGAACGGTACATAAAGGAGGCTCGTCAGTTCTTCAATGCTTTTAATGTGTACGATAACTTAACGCTCGAGGAACTGGCAGAGCTTAACGGATTTATTTGGAAACACAAACGATTAAACACTCCTGACGATGAACATCAACTTTTATCAGACAGCAATAGAGAAGGTATTGAATGTGAAAAGTGAGGTTGCAATCCTTCCGTATGATGAGGCGCTTTACATCAAAAGGGATATGAAAAAGAAGCTAATCGAGATACAACGCAATGTTAACAAACAGTTCTCCGGGTTACGCTTCATTATCACCAAGCAAAACGCCTGCGACTGGTATTTGATCGTGTGTTATAAGTCCGGACCGCTCCGCATCTTCAGAGATGCATTTATAGAGACTCTATTCGTTGATTACTTAAATAACGGTATCGATGTCAAAAGGAAGAAAAGAGGACAACAGTAAGACATGGCGCCAGCATTACGCGCCGATTATCTGGAAGACAATTTGTGAGCATATTAAAAACCATCCTGAGTGTAGCTTCGCAAAGATCAGGCAAGAGTTATTTAAGATAAACCCGGGCGTATACAGCTGGCAGCGAAGAACATGGACAAGCGAGGTTACCGGTCAATGTACACACTTTGCGGAAATTACTAACAAGAAAACCCCGGCTCCGGGTCATCAGGTGCCAATGTTCGGATATGAAGAAGAGATTAACGCTTACAAAGGGAATGATACAAGCAATTGAGCTGATGAATTGCGGGTACAGGATGCAAAGAGACCCTTTTACCCTTAAGGTGGAACTAATAAAGGTCAGAGAGCATAAGGCGGTAATAAATTCAGATTTTATAAAATTATGGACCCGTGGCTATATAGTACAAAATAAGCCCGACAGTAATTTATCACGACGCACCTTTAGCCTTACATATGATTATAAAACAGATAAGGAACTTTTTATCTGTGAAGAGTGTAGAGATTTTTCTAATCGAGTGGTGGATTATAAGGCATACCCGGGAGGTGGAGGTAGAGTAGAATATGAGTGTAAAGCATGTGGGCACAATTATAGTATATCATTCTAAAACAAAAAACGATGACAGAGTCAAAACTCAGATACACACTATTCGTCTTCCTGTTTGAAGACAAACTGTACGGGTATACCCCGGAATCGAATCAATTACTTGAAATGAAAGGCGGCGCTGAGTGGATAGACGGCTATCTCGTAACAAACAGAAAGCTCATAGACCGCCTCGAGGAACATTACAAAACATTACCTAAACCTTAAACACTTACCGCGTATGGAAGCGACAATAACCATAGATTTCAATCAAAACCCTCCGGTTTTCGAGATACACACGGGCGGCGCCAGTACGTTCGCATTGTTAAACGCTGTAGCAAGCATTAAAGATATTCTGATGAAGAGGATGGCGAGTGAGGCCGTAGAAGAGATGGCGGATTTTGGGATAGAGGTAACAGACGATAGTCTCCGGCAACAGCTTCAGCAGATGGTAGACTCTTACAATTTAACACGTAAAGATGAGGGTTGAATTCACAGAGGCGGTAATGATGGTAGCCTATGTTTTCGCTTTTACAGGGCAGCTATTAGCCATACTATCGCTGATTTATATATACTTTACCCGTAACAGAGAAAAGCGTTAAATTTGGCATGTGGATAAATGGGTAATATGGATTAAGGTCGGGCCGTCGCTGGTTCGACCTTTTATTTTGAAAAAGTTTTATTAAATGTTTGGTTTTGTCCTGAATTAAATTACTTTTGTACATATTAGATCACCAAATAAACAGAACAATATGCTAAAACCTCTGACGTTTTACCAGTTCGCAACACTGCTATTCATATTCGCAAAGTTGCAAAATCAAATTGCCGGCCTCTCATTCTGGTTTGTTTTAATCCCCATTAGTTTAGAGATCATTCACACAGTATTCCTGTACTTCGCTGTTGCTAATGGCTGGAAGACAAACTACGTGTTAAAAGCACTGGCGTTTGTACTCGCTTCCATAAACGACTACAAGATGACACGCATACGTAAACGCATGGAAAATGAAGATCGTAACACGCTCTAAACCCGCCCGAAAACTGTGGGTAGTTACTCCAACGTCCAGAGAGAAAAACTACGGCGGCGCTATTATGGACGAGGTAAGCGGTAAAAATTCAGCCGATTGGATTCTCATCAGAGATGGGGATATGATGTTCTTGACTCCTGACTGGGTAGAGCAAATTCATCAGCTGATTGATGCGCATGGAGATAATTACCACATAATTGGCTGTATGACTAACCGTCTGAACATTCAAGAGCAATTACACGGCGGCAATATGTCCGGATGTTGGGATATGCAAAAACATTACGAGATAGCACAAAAGAGATGGAAGGATTTTAAATTGCATGTCGTAGATGTTGATGAAGTGGCGGCGGTTTGTATGCTCATGCAGGTGGGAACACTCGAGGCATTAGGCATGCCGGAGAACGATATTTATTTCGATCGTAAATTTTGCGCGGCAGCTAAATACAATGGGCTACAGATCGGGGTGGCGCTTGGATTATATGTTTTTCACTCTTACCGTCCATGGTCCGCCGATCCGGGGAAGGACATTAAACATTTATTATGAAAAGAGAATTAGGTTTTTATTGGGTTAAACGTAGTGGTTATTGGCGGGTAGCTGAATATACTAAATCATTCAGCGGATACGCCGATTCATATGTTTGGTATCTATGCGGCTCTGAATGGGTGCATAACGATAGTGAATTTGAAGAGATAAACTAAAATATGATTATACCACCAATAAACTAAAACACATGAAAATAGGCATCGGCATTACCACTAAAAACCGCCCGGAAGTTGCGGAGTACTGCATCAGCCAGTACAAAAAATTCTCCAAGGAAGCGCACAGGATCGTTTTACTTGACGATGACAGCGAACCCGGTAAAACACTCTCTTCCATCCCGTCAGGGGTTGAGTATATCAAAGATGGTGTATGGAGGGGTGTGGCCGGATCACGTAACAGGTTGCTCCGTGAGCTTGCGGATTGCGATTTCGTAGTAATATCTGACGATGACGTTTTCCCGATCCGAGATTTCTGGATAGGAGAATTTGTGGCAGGTGTTATGAATAACCCCGGACAACACATACTCAACTATTCACCTCCTATGCATTATGAGTGGATGGGGAAAACAGGGAATGGGATCGTTGCGACTAAATCCTCTCAGGGCGGGTTTTGGTTCTTCACCCGTCACGCGCTTAATGTAATCGGTGGGTTCCGTGAACTAAGTAAATACGGCCATGAAGATGGGGAACTGTTTGCTCGCATGGGTCGTGCTGGGTTGTCTCCTTTTGGTAGAGACCCATACTATACTGTTACCGTAGAGCATGCGCCTGAGTTTCTTCACGGATGCGACATACAAGGCTCTCATGGCTCGCTTGTATGGAAGGGTAAATCAGCTATTCACGAGGAAAAATGGAAGTACATCGAAGAGGCAGAGAAGGCGATGAGGGGGGTACAAAGTTTGCCTATTTATCAGGACATCTATAAAAACAATCGCTAATGAATTCAGTGTACGCAATATACAGGCAGCAGTCATGCGACTTTCATAGAATAATCAACCCCCTGCGCGTTATGGGGGTTGATTTGGAAGCGCAAAAGAAAATGCCATATGCCGACGCGGTGAAGCAATTCCCGATCGTAACGCTAAACAGAATACCACAAGAGGGTATTAGTGGTTTCCTCGAACGTAAGCGCAGGAATGGGTTCAAACTGGTAGTAGATATAGACGATTTTTGGCATCTTGACAAGGATCACTATCTATACAAACACTGGATGGAACATAAAATAGGTCAGCGTATTATTACCATGCTGAAGGCGGCGGACGTGGTTACTACCACATCCAGTACACTCGCAAGTAAGGCGCAGGCTTACAATGATAATATCGTGGTTATACCAAATGCGTTGCCATTCCGTGAGATTGACTCTAACAGGCGCGGGTTTACTTTACCTGTAGGCGTGACGCGGTTTATTTATGCAGCGGGAGCCAGCCACGCGCCAGACGTGCAGGAGTTATACGAACCACTTTGGTCTATAGCTACAGACGATACTACCATGTATGGAGGAAGAAAGGCGGAAATAAGGCTCGCGGGGGTTGATACATTAGAGACGCACAGAGACCAGTGGGATTACATGCGTAAGATACTGAACACATTCAGGGCGCCACACCTGTCATACTCAGAGCGCGAATCAATGCCACTAAGCAGTTATTTGCACTTGTACGAGACAGCAGACGTAGCCCTCGCGCCACTGAAGAACACAGTGTTCAATAACTGTAAGTCTAACCTTAAAACACTCGAGGCAGGAGCCTATAACCTGCCTATTATCGCCTCTGGTAATTCTCCATATGACAACCCGGTAGACAAAGACTATGTAACAGTAGCCTACGATAAAGATGACTGGTTTGATTTCATCCGACAGTACACAAGGCACCCAAACAGAGCAGACGATGACGGGAGGGAACTGGGTAGGCATGTACGCGCAAACTACGAGCTTACAAAGGTAAACGAGACCCGGGTCCAGCTCTATAATGTTTTACTCGACAAAATCCGATAACATGGAGCCAATAACAGTATTCCTTTTGCAAAATGGCAAGATGGTGCCCGGAATTTACGCGATGCTTATTAGCTTCCTGAACACGAACCCGGAATACAAGGTAGTCGCAAAGCTCAGGATTCGCCGTATCCTCAAAGATGGCGGTAAGAAGTTCCCCAGCGGCGGCGTAGTATCGAAGCTAACAAGCGACGGAGACGGGGAATACATCGTTCGACCTTATTCACACATTAAAAATTAGAAAATGAATTACAAGTACACCGGCCGCAAAGGTGGAGCCAAACCAAGCAAAAAGCGATTTGGAACAGAAATAACCGGCGTTAAAACGACCGGCTTAAGCGAAAAGAACAAAAAGCTCGTCCTTCTCACTGAGACTGTTCAGGACGTAATGAGACACCCTGAAAGGGAGTGCATCTGTAGGAAGACTGGTAAACAGTGGGAAGGGTGCGCCGGAATGACCAAAGGAGACCCATGTCCGAAAATGGCCCTGAAGCTAAAAAGCATAGAAAACGAGCTTCGGGAGATCGCGGCACAGCCAGACGAGCCGGATCAGCCAGAAAAAAGAACCGTAAGACTAACGGACGGCACAGAGTACGACGTTACGAAGAAAGGCGATAAGATTAATTTCTCTACATCTTGCGGCGTTGGCTTGCCAGCCTTAGACATGACACCATGTAGCCCGGATAACAAAACTCTGTTAATCGATCGTAAGACTCTGCACCCGATCGCAGACAACACCCTCGATTACATGGCATACATGAGACAAAACCAGTCTAAACAAGCAAATCAATAACATGAAACTACTCACATTCCTAAAAGCCCTCTTTACATGGGCTATGAAGAACAAAGGCACCATCGAGAAAGTAGTCGAAGACGCGAAAAAGGTGGTCGAAGATGTCAAAACGGCCCCAGGGGTCGAGGACTTAAAAAAGCCTTTGGAAGACTGCCTCACCAAAAAGGAGACAGTTCACAAAATCGCGTTTAACGAACATATGGGTTTTCCAGCGACAGCGATCGGCACAGACCAGTATAACAAAATATCCTTTGCAGGCAACTCGAAGGAGTGGAAGGCATTCACAGCCGGACACGAACAGGCGCTTCAGCAGTTCCGGGAGCAACAGGCAGCGGGAAAGATACAATACCAGTATGAAGACGGCCCGCTCCCTGTTCCTTACATGATCGGGGTAGACTTCAATAAGGAGCCGTACACCAGTGCGATCGTCGCGGAGATTAAACCAGAGGGGAGCTACACCGAATACATGAAGGCGGTCCAGTACCTCTATTACCTGATAGAAAACGCAACCGACCGGGAGGGGTGGATAAAAGTCAACAGGCAGGCGAACAGCATCCAGCTGAAACACTTCCCGTCAGAGCTTCAGAAGCTATGCCAGAAACAAAACGAGATGTTAGCGGAACACTGGGAGCAGTTTGGGAAGGAACTGGATATACGGCTCCTGTCACCTTGCGATATTACAGAGACAGCAACCGACACAGAGAAGGAGCCGGACCCTGAGAAGGTTAAACGGTTCCGTGATCAGATGCAAAAGAACATTTGGAACGGGGAGGACATACAGGTCCAAATCGATACTACCGAGATTCAAAAAATCTGTCAGGATGCTATCGACGAACTGAAAAAAGGGGATTCCAGCACTGAAAACGACATACACCCCGATTTACAGCACTTAAACAATATCGCTGTAAACTTCGCAGGTAACCACACACCACAGGGAGCGGAGTGACTTGTACCAGAGGAAACGTACAAAGCATCCGCGAAGCGGGTGGAAAAGAGTCGTAAGGATCAAAAAAAAAGCCCAAACGAAAGGCAACTTTTGCAAACTACGGACCTTTCCCACACAGGATACACACAACCCGTAATAACAAAAGGTAAACAAAACGACGCTTGTAAATCAATCAATTGTCTATACCAAGAGGCAAAGAAAAACAGGTAGACAAGCGAGAAGGATGGATAAATCCCTGAGCCGGCGCCCAAAAAGTGCCGGCTCCCTTACGTAAAATAACTTTACTTTTGTCATTATGGCAGAACAAAACACTACAAACATGCAAGATGACGGAACAAAGGGGAAAGGGGGTAAGAAGATACCGGCCTACCTCAAAGACAGCATTAAGAACTACATCACTGAATGCCATTTAGAGGGCATGAGTATGCAGTCAACAGCGGACGCGGTAGATGTCAAGTACGGGATAAAGCTCTCTAAAATGACCATCAGCACGTACATGAAGGGCATCAAAAAGGAGTGGTTAGCGGACCGTGTAGAGGACATCAACGAGCTACGATTAACAGAGGTAAAGAAGCTACTGAAGGTTGAATCTGAGTTCTGGCGTGAGTGGAAGCGCAGCAAGGAACCAAAGAAGAGGACCACCAGTAAGCGTAAGGGCACAGGCTCACCATTGCAGGTAGTAAGCCCGGAGGGGGAGATCACTACAGAGACAGGTGTCACACTGTCAGGGGTAGAGACACAGGAGCAAGAAACGGAGAGCCTTGGTGATCCTCGCTACCTGATGGGTGTACAGTGGTGCATCCAGATGCGTTGTAAGATACTGGGTGTAGAGGCGCCTACCGTGATTGCAGGAGGCGTAACTATCGATATGAGGAAGCCTATCAATGTGCAGCTACATCACAGAAAGCGGCCTGAGAACTTCGATAGCTGATAATATACTATCACTATTCACGGGCTGGATACAAAGGATCTTCCTGTAAACAGCACTAAAACAGGTACTTTCTGATACAATCTTAACATATGGCACAAAACAACGAACCAGACATACTATTTAGCTACCCACAGGCGGACGTGATCAATAGCCGGGCACCTATAATCGGTGACATGTCCGGGCAAGGTGGCGGTAAGACGGAGTTAATAGGCTTCCTGTCGGGCATGATGGTGAACGACTTCCCTGAGATTAAAGGGTTTATAGGCGCTAACACAGATACACAGCTATCCCAAACCACGCTAACCAAGGTATTCAACCACTGGAAGCGTGTTTTCGGTTTTGTACGGTATGACATTAAGACACAGAAGGACGGCGATTATGTGGTCGATAAGATACCCCCGCCTCATTTCAAGCGCTTCGAGGAACTAAAGAGCTACCACAACACCATATCCTTCCGCAATGGCGCCCTGATATTTGTGGGATCACTGACTAACTACATGGTGCATGATGGTAAAGAGTTTGGTTGGGCACACCTCGATGAGACAAAGGACACAAAGGAGGAAGCGATAGGAACGGTAATATTAGGCCGTTTAAGACAGTATGGCCTATTCTACAACATACACACAGGCGCCCTACAGTTCGATAAGTCTATAACACCGGAGGTGGCAGAGAGCCTTAGTTTGAGATCATGGGCACCATGTTACATACACACCTCTCCCAGTGAGGGGGGTGTTCCTTGGTTGCTGGACATGTTCGATCTCGCCCGGCACGAAAAGGAGATTAAGGCTAAGGTGATGGACCCTTACGACTACTACCAGCACATGACGCCGACGCACCACATCGTTATTTACTCTGCATTCTGGAACGAACAGAACCTTCGCCCGGGCTTCCTTCAGGAGAGGTTAGCTCAAATGAGCGAGATAAGAGCGCTTAAGTTCATATACTCCTACCCCTTCAGTAAAACAGGTGACGAGTACTTCCCTCACTTTTACCGTGCAAGGCATGTGCGCCCATGTGGCTACATTCCGGGGGTGCCTGTCAGTGTGTCTTTTGACTTCAACGCTGTGCCATATATGACCGGCTTAATGGGTCAGGTCCAGTACGTGAGACAGTGGTTAGTGACCAACCCGGACAAGACGGTAGGCGGGTTCCTGCGATACGAGAGTAGCGAGGACTGTTACGCCCAACACGCTACGAAAGGCACACAGTACGAGGTGATGCAGATCAGGGTGTATAAGGACTACCCCCTCGCCAGTCCACTAAACAGCACGGAGGCGGTGTGTGAGGCGTTTTGTGCCGACCTCGATTTTATGAGGGCGCCGGGTGAGCCAGAGCAGGATGTTTTGGTATACGGGGATGCGACCGGGCGTAATAGAATAGTGGGTATGGGAGACCAGACACAGTACTCCACGGTAGAGGCGAAAATGTTGCGCTTTCTTCCTGAAGACTGGCTCAGGGTTGAGTTAACTAACATCGCTAATATGAAGCGGCGCGACCTAATGAACCGCATATTCGAGAATAAGATAGCAGAGGTAGAGGTCGTGATAGACCCGGCATGCGATACGCTTATCAATGACGTAGAGAATGTGAAGCAACGAGGCAACGGGGAGAAGGACCCGGAGAAAGACAATAAAGGACGCGAGACCATGGGGCACATGTCCGATGCCCTCGAGTACCTTGTTTGCCCTCTGGTTAAGGAATATATGAACGACTTCAGTTAATTTTACTAAAAATTGTACAAAACATGGAACAAATTCAGGCTTTAGAACTGGGGATTAAGCTCATTGAATCAGGGGAGAAACACCGTGATTATGAGCACACCGTTAACCTCGCATGTAAGTACGAGCGTTACATTACCGGTCACGGCATGGAGGGTGAATTGATCCAGTACGTCCAGAGGGAGACGGAAGAGGCATTTCTACAGCGTGCCCGGATCACCAAACAGATCACCCCAGCAATAGCCGGATCACTTATGAACCCTTTCGATAAGGTAGGCCGTAATAACAAGGTGAAGAAGCGGTTCGACTTCAAGGGGGATAAGAATACAAACGCTAACGTACAGCAGATCGTAGACGGGTTCTATGGTGATCCCTTCAGTGAGGATACGGGCCTCGATGGTTGGCTGAATGAGCGGTTCAAGTACTATACATTCTTTGACCCTAATGCATGGATCGTAACAGAGTGGACGGTAGAGAGCGCAGGCGCCCTTCCTGTGGCTCATCCTTTTGAGGTGACAGCTGAGGATGCATGGCACTTCAGCATTAAGAATAACCGTCTGCGCTGGCTGTGGGTGCATGAGTGCATTACTGTTAAGTACATAGACGAGGATGGCAACATCAAAGAGAGAGACGGTGATAAGTGGACCCTGTACGAAGAGGATAACACGATCGTGTTCTGTGAGGTGTGCCGTAAGATCATAGAGGACGAGGGCGGGATAGGCCCGGATCAGGAGTTCTACAAAAAGGGGGAGGATCGCGATTTCCTTATTACCAGCTATGACCCTCGCCTTGGTTATGTGGCAGCTCGTCGTGTAGGATATTGCCCTGATGGCGTAACCAAAGGGCGCACCTTTGTGAACCCTTTTCATGTGGCTATGACCTTCATGGAGAAGTCCGTGAAGCTGGTTAGTGAGCTGGATTTGGCCATGGCACAACACGCCTTCCCTCAGAAGCTACAGTATGTGCAGAAGTGCGAAGGAGAGAGCAAGGCAAAGCGATGTGTTGCGGGTAAGGTAAACGGTACTACTCAGATATGCCCTGTCTGTAATGGTAAGGGATACGCTATACATTCCAGTGCTCAGGATGCTATACTCCTGCCAATGCCGAAGGCAGGGGAGACGGTAGCTGTTACGCTGGATCAGATGCTCGTCTATAAGGCGCCCCCTGTCGATCTGGTTAAGTTCCAAAAGGAGTACATCGATGACCTCAAACTCGACGCTTATGTAACCGTGTTTCAATCTCAGCTCTATTTGCAGAGCACAGCAGCAAAGACGGCCACAGAGATCGATAACAACACGGACGGCGTACAGGACGTACTATCTAAGTATGCGGAGAAGATCAGCCAGATATGGAAGGCTCAGGTGTTCACGTTTGCCAAAATTGCAGGCATGGCAGACCCGGGAGAGGGTGACATCGTGCATAAGTTCCCAGCCGACTTTAAACTAAAGTCTCTCAGCGCATTACTGAACGACCTGAAGGCAGCTAACGATAGTGGTGCACCTTCCTTCCTGATAGAGGCGATTAACCGGGATATTGCCGCTATTACCTTCGAGGGTGACGATTTCGGGTACATGAAATACGAGATCAAAAAGAAGTTCCACCCATTCACGGGTAAGACGGCCGAAGAAGTACAGTTGCTTATGGCAGGTGATAACATTAGCAAGTTCGACAAGGTGCTGTATGCTAATTTTGAGCCTATCTTCTTTGAGATCGAGGCGGAGAATAAAACGTTCTGGACCGAACAAAACCTTTCTACACAATGGGGTATAGTGGAGGCAAAGGTCGCTGAATTCACAGCTCAACTCACCACAAACGAACCGCGTATTATCGTTATGGGTGCAGATACGCCGGGCCTGAGTGGGGTAGACATCAGCAAGATAGGTATCAATACGGAGAAGGAGGAAGACGAGGTAATCGACAGTGTTGGAGGTACAGAATTAGAAACAACCGAAGATTAAAACACTATGCCAGTAAAAACAGCAAAGCAATTACGCACCCTTGCAGCCAAAAGGGATAGTCGTATCAATAAGCTCATCGAAAAGTTAGAGAAGACGGTAGGCGATGCACAGCAAAGGCTATTCGATGAGATCAGTACGAGGGTTGTGGACCAGCTCGAGTACGACACTGATGGAACGATTAAGAATACCACGAGGAACCGTAACGCTCTGCAAAGGGTCGATACGGTTTTCTCGCAATGGCAAAATTCCGATGGGATGGAGATACTTGCTACTACCATCTCCGGGGTAAAGCAGGTGCTGAGCTTCCAGTACGACTACTATCAGGCGGTAGCGCCGGGCAATGCACAGCTTGTGCCGTTACGCGCTCAGGCGGTGGACTATGTTAACAAGTGGCTGGGGCTGGAACCATCAGGCACCAGCAATGGGCAGGTGACGTACACAGTGGGAGAGAATGGCTACCTGCAAACAGTACTGAAAGGGCATAATACAATGGCAAGCCGGGTAAAGGACAGTATTATCCGTGGTGTAGTGGGTCAGCAGGGTTGGCAGAAGACTAAAACAGCAGTGCGCGACCTGTTGGATGGGTCAAACACATACGCAAGAGACAACCCAACACAGGGTATAAAGATTAACCAGTACTTCAGGAACCTTGTGTATGATACCTACAGTGTTCTCGATCGCACCACAGCTCAGACATACGCGACCGGGTTGGGCTTCCAGTTTGCGATATTCGAAGGGGGTATTATGAAGCGTACCCGGACCTTTTGCCGTGAGCACAATGGCAAGGTATACCACAAGACAGAGATCGCGGATATGCTGCCAGATGAGGCCATCCCGGACAACTACGACCCGTTTATTGACATGGGTGGGTATGGATGCCGACATCACTGGAACTGGATACCCGACTCCCTTGCCTTTGTCATGAGGCCATCAGCAAGGAAGTTTGTAAAGGCTGCCTAATAGTCACGAATCGCGTCATATCGGCGCGATTTTCTTTTATCTCTTATATTTGCAGTACAAAAAACTGTTTTATGGCAATAAAGAGAACAACTTCAGGACCGGTAGAGCAAGCGGGTACAGTTCCGCCGCCTCCTATCCCCACACTACCGGGTATTACCCAAAAGATCGCCAACCCACCAAACGTAGGCTACCCCGTAGAATACGTATACGTAACCAAGGGCAAGGAGTTACGCCGGTTCCCAAAGACGTATTGGGAGAAGCTACCAGCCGACAAGATGGGTTATAAAGAACTGGCAGCTGTTCCCCCGGAGGTACTGGCATTAGCTGAAACTAAAAGCAGTTAGCATATGAAGATCGTAAACACAAAGACCGGAGTCGTTT